TGATCGTCTCCATTCTTTTGGATCCTCTATGGACTGGGATGGTTTTATAAGAGGCTACCGCGAGACATTAAATATTATTTCCACTCAGACAGGCCTTTTGGTATATACATTTCATCCAGAAATACTCTTAGGACTGGATTCGCCATCTTTTAAAACGATGTGGGGGTCCTATACCGCATTTATGGAATCAATTTCGGCGGCAGGGTTCAGCGCTTCAGATATACCTCTAGTACAAGATTCAAATAATAAGTTGGTAAATACTTGGACTCATGGCCTAGCACCTGGAAGATATAAAGTAATTCCACCCTGTTCGAATACAACCTCCCGTTCTATAGAAGGTCCACCCAATGAAGGCTGTCTGCCCCGTCAATTCGATGTAGTATTGGGAGATAAGACAGTTTCCATTCCCTATCTATTTGATATTGTCCTAATTCCTTACCAATTGGTGCTGCAAGGTCTGGCCAATATTCCTATATACTCCACACCAGCCATACCTACGCGCCCCAGTAGGAAGGAGCCGGGGCCCTTACCAAGTTCACGAGGATTCACAATGTCGGCCAATGCGACTTCAGAATCATTAGTGCTACGTTATCAGGCCTCTAATAATATAGTTGTGCCCAATATTCCGCGGTTATTTTCAGTAGATATCTCTTGTTTCAGACCGGAATCTGTTTTGAAGGGTTTTGAAAGCTATGAATATCAACAAAGATGCTTATATCAAGCATACATAACAAACAAGTTATCTTTACGAAAAGACATGTCCTTCCATAATATAGCTCAAGGCGGTCCTCGGAAATTAGGAGAAGTGGATGTCGCAGGAGCCGTAGATCTAAGGACACAATCATCCGCAGCTATCACGGCCATCATTGCTCCCGGTTTGGCGGCCATCCAACAGGCGTTTACGACCCCCTAGATCTAAAGCAAAATAGCCGTATAAAAGTAGAGACAGATAATCCTCTGTCTCTTAGCCTTTTTAGCATAGTGGTAGTGCATCTGCCTTGTAATAAACAGCAAGCAGAAGGTCGTGAGTTCGATCCTCATAAAAGGCATTATTCTTTGTTGCATCTTGCTGTAAAGAATAATCGCGAATACCAATAGATGAGTAGGCAGAGAAGAGCTTCTTCATTGCCACCTATTGGGAATAGAGAAGAGAGAAAAAGCAGATTAATTCTACCTAATTTATCAGTTGGTGCTGAAGAACCTTCTGTAAGCTTTGACCGAACGGTGCGTTATCAGGGCGTAGGAGCTCCGGAAACACGTCTCCATGATCCCCGTTCAGAAAGCTCAGATCCGAATGCACGATATCTCTACCGTTCAAAGTTAGCCCCTAGTCTAGGAGCTGCACAAAATAGAGCAGAAAGTCTTCACGCGCAGCAGGAAGGATTTTGGAGCACAGTGTGTGATGCATTAGGCAAGTGTGTCCCGCGCTGGATGCGGGGGCTGGGTCTTACAAGGAAACGGAAGCAACAAAAGAGGTCAAAAAAATCACAGACCAGGCGCAGGTAATTAGTGCTTCTAACATGGAACTGCCCGTTCGAGCATCGATCCCAACATCTGAATCTGCCGAGCGATCTGTGGCACGGTCAGCGTAGTCAAGCCAGTGGAATCCGCCGGCTTATACCAGTGCCATACGCCCGACGCGGTCATCAGACCATAGCCCTGCGCTGTGAGTTGAGGGATCAAGCCCCGGATATCCAACGCTTTTGGTAGTGATCGTCCACCACATTCCTGTAGCACAGGTCCCAGAAAGGTCGCAGATCGTGTATCCAGAACAGGAAAGAATACGTGATCTGCATCGACAGATGGAGAAGGCAATGGAGAAGCACCCACCTGCCTTAAGATAATCACCGTGACCGTTGCCTCTTTTAGCGTAGTCATCAGCTTGGGGGTCAGCCCCATGTCGGGGCCCACAACAAGGAGCACAGGCCCCGGCATATGTTGGAGAATTCCTAAAAGACAAGACCACTCCTTTCCGCCAGGTGACCGCCAGACTTGCGTCCAACTCGAATCAGCTGCCAGCTCCATAGAAGCAGGGGATCCGCGTCCCGTCACGAGAATCCGTGTAATATACTGCGCCATCATGAACTCGGTTGGAAGCCATGAAGAAGGAGACGATGACCAAACGACAACCACCTTATCCTGCAGAACACCGGTGAACTCCTCAAGACGGATCGTTTCAGCAGCTGCCATTATAATCCCAGCCGAAAATTAGGAGTCCTTTTTAGACGCAGCCGCATGCTTGAGATTCCCCTTCAACTTCTTGCGATCGGGATCACCATGATTGGTCTGGATGCAGTCTGGCTCACTCTGAATGCGGCCACAAACAGAACTGTCTTTGCCGCGATCCAAACCAAACCACTCGAAATTCGGTGGATCCCTGCAGTCCTCGTGTATGTTATCATGATTGCTGCCACGTGGTTCTTCGCAGTATGGAAGCAGCCGAGCTGGAAAGTGGCGGCAGCAAAGGGTGCAGCCCTGGGACTTGCAATGTATGGCCTCTATGATTTAACGAATTATGCAACACTCATCAAATATCCGCTAGATTACGCCCTGAGAGACATCGCATGGGGCACCTTCTTGATTGGCACATCGGCACTGGTTGCCTCCGTTGTGGCTCCCTTCTATTTAACCACGCAGCTCGAGCAGAAAGGTGGCGCCGCATTAACTCAAAGCCGATTTTAGATAAAACCGCAGCGACCTCATAGAGATGGACTGTAAAGGAGTTACAGCAGCTGGTGCGCCGTGCACTGCAAAAGCTAAGTCCGGTGACTATTGTGGCCGCCATGCCGGGTCAGCGAGACGAGCTGCAACGTTGGCAGAGGGCGCAGCGGCCCGAGCAGCGGAACAGGAGCGGCTCTTTGCAACAGCCGCCAGCGAAATGGCAGAAGCTACAAAGCACCTGAAAGCCGCAACTGCAGCGGCCGCTGCAGCAACTCACATGGATGCTGAAATTGTCAGAAATCTTCATATTTTAGGCCTCAACAACAGATCGCACAGTCCCGAAACAATCAAGAAGGCGTTTCGGTCTTTAGCTCTGAAATATCATCCGGATACTTCTGGTTTCGCAGATAAGAAAGCCGCTGAAGAACGGTTCAAGAAAGTGCGCGAGGCCTTCGTGAATCTGCGAGCGAAACTCGGAATGTAAAGTTGACGTTCGGCTCTTTTCAGTAGGGAAAGGCACGATGTTCAAGATCAGCGACGGCACGATCCACTTTACCCTGGAACCGAAGGAATGCATTGACCTGGAGCTTCGACTGAATGTAAGTTCGAAGGGCCGCCAATGGAGTCACATCGGTGACTATTTGTTTGACTATGGATCGGGTCGGTCAACGGCCGTGACCTCTATAAAAGTAGAACCCCAAGAATATACATTTCTATGTATGCTCTTGGAGAGGAAGACATGGGAGAATTGTAAAGATTTATAAGAAAGGATTATAGGCCCATTGAAGGAGCGCCTGGCGCTCACGGAGCCGACAGTGTGAATCCTGTGACCAGGAGGGACAGCCCGCATGAAGACCGCCACGATGACGAACAAACGAACGCCACCGAGCAATCTGTATACGATCGAGGTCCGGGATACGCCGACCAAGCCAGTAGCGACAATACCACTGAAACCAGCCCCGTTCATCTGGATTTTTGGCAGGATCTCCTAGAGCTCCGTGATAGTGATCATCGACCTTGCCTCTCCGACCATGAGAGGGAGCCCAGCCATTTTCCCGCCAGATAGAAAGTGGTTGTCGTGATCCTACACCAAACAGATTTTTGCCAATATCCGCTTTCTCAGGAGACAAGGACCCCGTCATCAAGGCTCCCAAGAACCATTCGGCAGGAAACTCACGAATACAGTCGTTCAGATAACGCCCCTCAAAGACACCAAGCATGAGCATTTCTCCAGGACTCAGCTCAGGCTCAAATCCTGGGCCCATGGAGGTCCCTGGCTCGACCTCTAGACGGTAGGAATAGGATTCAAGAGCCATACCGGTGCAGCCACGAATGACCGAGCCAGCATGAAAGGTGGCCAGAGGTTTTCCTAGTCGTAGCAAATTTGACCGAAGTGTTTCAAGAGTCAAGGTAGGCATGCAGACCCCTACTCTTATGAAAGAGTTCTTGGACTCCCTGGGGCCAAAAGAGCGCAAAGTTCATGAGCTGGCAGCCGCCCCTGACTCTAAGTTAGGGTCACGATATTGTCCTCATCGCACGAATGCGTATCTGGCATTTCTGAAGAAGCGATCTGAGGAGAAGGGGACAGTGGCAGCGGCAGCGACAGCGGCAGTGACAGTGGCAGCGGCAGCGGCAGTGGCAGTGGCTCCACAACAGTCCAAGACCGTATAGCCTCTTGGAAAGCGGTCGAAGAGCGGCGCAGCCACCCCCGCACATCCAGATTGGCCTGGATTTCCGAGCGTTCAAGCTCCGCTTTTGTGAACCAAGCGTAGCGCGCATGTTCTCGCGGTGTTAAGAGGGGCAGCTTCGTCGAAGACAAATAGCCGACCCAGTAGGGACGTTTTCCAAATCGTATCGAGCCGCCGCAAATATGGTAGTCTTCGCCATAAATGTAACCAGTCTCTTCGTATGTTTCGCGTGTTGCAGTTAGGAGGGCTTCGCCGTTGTCCGCCGCTTCCGGGTGTCCTTTCGGAAAACTCCAAACCCCCGTATCACGCCCTTTTAGGAGTAGAAATTCAGGTTCGCAGCTCCCCGAACGAAATCGGAAGAGGATGACCCCGGCGCCGGGTATCGTATTGGTTGTGGTTTTCATCACACCGTTTCGTAGGGTCACCTCAGGCCGGGCATCACCTTTTTTCGACCATGAAACTTGACGGGTGGAGGGTGTGGAAACACAAGATCGCATGATGCCCTACACTACCAGAATGATTTTTAAGGCGCTTGGCCGCGACTGTGGCCGCAGTTACAATTATGTAACTGCCGCAGGCTTCCATATAGTGCCCTATCATCTGCGCTACAAGGCCGTCAACCTCAAGAAGAGCCCCATCTACATGGATTTTCTGGATCGGTGCATGCCGGGCGACATCGGCGAAATTGCAACCTTTCATGACCGCCACGTAGTGGAATATGAGCGCTACCTGGTTCTGGATGCGGCCGGTTCCGACCCACTGCCTGAGCACACCTATAGCAACATCATGAACTCCATGTTTCTCGAACTCGCAGCGAAGGGCCGATTAAACCCGATGCTCATCTGCTGGTTCGAAGGAAGGAATATCATTACGGATGATTCGGTCCTCCGTGTAGCGGGTCTACTCCCAGATCTCGCAAGCAAGCGTGTTCTGCAGATCGTCTTTGTAGAGCAATATAAGGAACAAAACACAAAGCTTCAGTAGAATGAACTCCGTAGAATTTACTATCTACGACCTGGCTGCTATCGCGATCAATCTTGCGGTCGCCTATTTTGTTATTCTAAAGTCGCCCCAGCCCGTGGTCCTCCTGATCCCCATTCTGGCCGCCACGTCCGTTGTAACAGGGATTATTCAGAATCGGATGAAGCCTACGGACTCCTCTGTTGCCCTAACAGACGTTCGGATCATGCTAAACCATATTTCTTTTGTCGGCTACATCGCAATCCTTCTCATGCGCTTCACGATCCTGGAATCCCTGGGCTTTGTGGCTCTCACAGGCCTCCTGACGGGCCTCTTCTTCCTTATCACGAATCTGACCCTGAATAATCTCTGAAGAGAGTAGGATGCCTTTGACCTACCCCTTATTTGTCGTGGAAGAGCTGGCGGCCGCAGTTATTACAGTGGTAGTCACCTACGCCGTTGTCCTCCGACTTGAGCTGCCCGTCTACTATATTATTCCGATCATTGCTGCAGTCTCAGTCCTGTCGGTCACCATTCAGAAGCAAGCCCATGGGTCCGACACAGATGAAACGATCCTCCTGTTTGCTGCATCTATCCTCCTGTTCATAACCGGCATCATCCATCTGATTATCCTGAAGATGCGGTTCAACTGGCTGGAAACCGTCGGCATCACCCTTGTCTCCGGCATCCTGTCTTTTGTCATAAATTATCTTCTCCTCTAGTATAATGGCTTCTCTCCTTGGACTCCTCCGCAAGACGCTCAAGCGCGGGACAAATGTGGTTCGTCGTGTAGGCAAGGTGAGCCGCAACACTCTTCGCAAGGGCACGAACGCGGTCGGCTTGACAAGGAAGAAGCGTCGGTCTTCCCGTCACCGTGGCCGTAAGCACTAAATCGAAAATTCTGCAGTTTTTTTATTCGATACTCGTGAAAATATCGAATAGAAAGCCTGTGACTCATGTAAATGTCACTCCCCAAATCCCGGCCGCTTACAACCGACGGACCGCTCATTCAAAAAGGTCAAGGTGTCTTCTTATTTACTGTCGACACCAGTGCGTGCTCCTTCGCATTTAGCACCACAGATGACACAAATGGTATTCAGGTTGATATGACCCTGACCTCAATCTGTGCAAAATTCCTACCGAGCAACGAGCCGCTGCGTGATCCTGCAAATATATCCGGCATTACCTCCAACCAGGGTGCCTATTATTGGGTCTCCCTGGATTATAACAATCACACTCTCTACGCAGGCGTCGGCGAGGCTCGGATCGAAACGGCCATCTACCGCTACAGATTTAAAGAATCGGCACGCTCCTTCTTAGAAAGTCTGACCAAGGTGGCTGCGCTATCACCCTCTCTAAGACCCTTACGACTCCTGAGAGATCCGGTAACCCATGCAATTCCACTCTTGGTAAAGGATACACACGAACTCACGATGCATCATATCGCCGCTGCAACCTACATGCCCCGTGCCAATTTATCGCCAGTGGCACAGACCCTTCATGCCTGCATTGCAGGCCCCCGATTTATCCTAGATGATAAAGATTTTCCGCATTTTTCCAAGGCGATTGAAGCCAGTATTGCTGATCCCTCGGGCTGGTGCCACCAGCGCCTTCTTGCCAAGGCCAACGAATTTGGACCCGGCAAACCTCTGGAAACCTATTTGCGAATCACTCTCAATCAGAACAACGGCGAGTCTCCTGGCATTCCCTATGTTATGGAAATCTGGCCCCCGCAGCATTATTCGCCGGTTCACAATCATGCTGGCGCAAATGCGATTATTCGTGTGCTTCACGGCTCCATCAACGTTCGGCTGTTTCCCTATTTATCGCCAGATGTAGTCCCCTTTGGCACTACAGCCTTTCAAAAGGACGATATAACATGGATTAGCCCCACCCTCAATCAGACTCATCAACTTGTCAATGTAGGTGACACCAAGACCTGTATTACCATCCAGTGTTATATGTATGATGAGAAGGATCGACAGCACTATGATTATTTCGACTATTTGGACGATAAGGGCGAGATGCAACAATATGAGCCCGATTCTGACATGGATTTTATTGCCTTCAAGGACCTTATGGCACAGGAATGGGCCGCCCGAACGGCACCTATATATCCGTGGTTTTGCTATCCTGTCTGTCATTAAAAAAGTTGACCCTGCACCAGACCTCTACGTAGCCATTGTAGTGACTAACGAAGACACAACAATGAATACTACCGCTGAAATGACCACCGAAATGACCACCCAAGAACTGATCGACAAGGTCACTGACATCTTCGACATCGAATTCCTGATGAAGGTTGAAAGGAAGAAGGGCGACACCCGTGAACTGTCCGATATGCAGGATCGGCACAAGGCCATGAACGAGGCCCTCCCGAACCCCGACACAATTCGTCTCCAGCCCATGATTGTCGGAATGGCCCGCGATTGCAGTAGCTTGCGCCGCCTCAAAGCCCACATGACTGCACTGGAAGCAGAGCTCAAAGAGTTAATCGAAAATGCAGGCTGGAAGCGCGTGAATGGTCAAGAATCCCGGATCATCACAAATAAGAGAGCCGACATTGCCGACTGGCAGGAGCTCGTAAAGGCCAAGCAGAAGGAAGTGGATGAACGGCAGAAGTTCTTTGACTATATAGAACACACGGATCTTCACATCGCAGAACTTGAGGATGCCGCTGCAGGGAGGAGAATATCGCCCCGAATTCAGGCCCAGATGGATGCTGAGTGGGAGGCCAAAAAGGCGGACATCAAGCGTTCTTATGAGGAATATGAAAAGTCCCTCCAGGTGAAGAAGCATGAGTCGACTCCTTAGGCAACTGTCACCATTCTACAGGATTGGTGGGTCTTCTCTTTTGACCAAAACTCCTACCACCCTCTATCGCGTGCAGACAGATGGCTCCTACGGTGGCCGCCGAGGCGATCGTATTGCGGCAATCCTCTATACTTCTGATCATCACCCAGGCCCTAAGACAATGATGCACATCAATGCCAAATCCTCTACGGAAACAGAGTGGGCCTCTGTTGCTCTTGGCCTTGCCTTGGCGATCCAACACAAGAAGCCTCATGTAGCCATCGAAAATGATAATCTGGGTGTGATGCGATCACTGATTTTTTACAGGAACTTCCGAAGCCGACATGAGTATGCCCAACATTATTTCCACGAAATAATGCGGCTGGCAGCCGAAACTGAATGGACCGGCGTGCGATGGATCCCACGCGAACTCAACCGAGCCGATGATCTATTTCATTAGAGGTGATCCGGATCTTTATAGGTCCGGCAAACTTTTTCATTAAAATTGCCCTGGACCTAAAACTTTTTTGCGTATATAGATTATCCACGCTGCCACCCTCCCTTTTAACGTTCTCCAAGACCGCTGTCCTCCGGCAAATGAATCTCTGGACCTCTCTCCTGCCCCATGTGAAGCCGCACTACGCCGTCAAGGCCAACAACGATCCGGTCCTCCTCAAATGGCTCCATGGTGCTGGGGCCGCCTTTGACTGTGCGAGTCCCCGCGAAATGCACCAAGTCATCCGGGCCGGTGCCCAGGCAACCGATATCATCTACGCCCATCCCTGTAAGAGTCCGGCGGAGATCCGTGCTGCAGGGCGGCTTCGCGTGCAGACCACAGTAGTGGACAGCCCTGAGGAGGTAGAGAAGCTCCGTGCAGCCAAATGGAAGGGTGACACGCTGATTCGCCTCCTGGTTCCCGATGAGGGCTCAGCGCAACCGTTCAGCAAGAAGTTCGGCGCACCGCTGTCCTGGGTGCCCGAGATCGCAGCCCGGCTGCAGGATGCTAAGATTCCGCTGAGAGGCTGGAGTTTTCATGTGGGGTCCGTGTGTGGGGATGCAAGCCAGTATGGCAAGGCGATCACAGTGTGTGCGGAAGCTTCTGCCTTGGTAGAGAAGCATGCAGAGATTGTGGATATTGGCGGTGGCTTTGTTGCAGATCCGGAACAGTTTAGGGAGGCTGCAGTGGCCCTTACCGCAGGTCGCACTCTCTTTCCCCCAACAACACGGTGGATTGGGGAACCGGGCCGCTTCTTTGCAGGTCCTGCAGCGACCCTTCGGCTACAAGTCAGTGGTGTGAAACGGGGTCTACAGGAAGGCACGTGGCGATACACACTGGACGAGTCAATCTATGGCGCGCTCAGCAACATTCCGTTCGATGGCTTCCGATTTGCTTTTCGGTTAGAGGATGGCTGCAAGAGGGAGACAGTGAAGGCAACCATCTATGGTCGCACCTGCGATTCGGCGGATCTGATCGCAGAGAATGTAGAGATTCCAGAGTTGAGAGTGGGGGATTGGTTACGCGTGGATGCGATGGGAGCCTACACAATTGTGTCAGGTTCCGAGTTCAATGGTTTTAAAAAGCCGCGCAGAATTTATGAGGAATAAATAGAGTATGGCCTTTTCTCCACCATCTATATTTGAGCTAACAAGGAGGAGACAAGCGGCACAACGCCGTTTAACTGAGCTAATTGAAGCCTTTCCCTGGGCGGTAGAAAGTATAGAAGCTGCTTCTATAAATTTATGTAAAAAGATAAATTGTGAACATAGTGCAAGGGTGAAGGGCGAAACTTTCAAACTAGCAAGAAATGCATTAGTAGCCAGTGCGCGAGCCGGAATAGCTGCTGCAGGTGCAGGTGCAGGTGCACCAGCAGTTGCTGCTAGACCAGGGTTAGTTATACCACCAGATCCTGAACTAAATGCAGCTGTAAAAAGATTTGAAGATGCAAGAGCTGCAGAAGTGAGAGCCATAGAAGAAGCAAGAGCCGCAGAAGAAGCAAAGGTCAGCTGTATTAATTGCGCTGTTCAAGGGGGTCGCAGAAAAGTAACACGATATAGGAAAGTAAAGAGTCGAAAGAGTCGACAGACTCGAAAGCACTAAAGGTGAAGTCGTTACAGACCACCAGGAAGGTCTCACGATGCCCCTAAATCTCCTCATTGTCGAATCACCCGCCAAATGCAAAAAAATCCAAGAGTATCTCGGGGCCGGTTGGCGTGTCCAGGCCACCATGGGTCACATCCGTGCTCTGAAAGAAGAGCTGGAAGGAATAGGATTCGATCCTAAATCAACTGTTCAGAGATGGGCTCCTCTTTATGAGTCCATCCCTGAAAAGCGGGATGCCATTAAGAATCTTCGATCCGCTGCTGGGGTCGCAACAGTCTATCTGGGTTCTGACGATGATCGCGAAGGCGAAGCCATTGCCTGGCACACCTGTGCCATTCTAGGACTCGACCCTGCAACGACCCCCAGAGTTATCTTTCACGAAATTACGGAATCGGCTCTGAAGGCTGCTGTAGCGAGCCCAGGCCGCATTGATCTCCATAAGTTCGAAGCTCAGCAGGCGCGCTCTATGCTCGATCTCCTCATTGGCTATACACTGAGTCCTTGCTTATGGAAATCAGTGAGTTACCAAGCGGGCCTCTCTGCAGGTCGCTGCCAGACTCCAGCACTGCGGATTATCTATGATCGCGACAAGGCCATTGAGGCCCACAAGGCGGCCACTTCCTGGAACCTGAAGGCGACTACCACGGATTTGACCTGGATCACCGCAGGGGCAGGCTCCACGTTCCCTGATCAGAATGCTGCAGTCACGGTTCTTCTAGGCCTGTCAACGCAGGATCCGCAAGTCATCCGGATCACCGATCGCACTGAGAGAATTGCAACTCATCAAGCGCCGGCCCCCTTCATTACCAGCACGCTCCAACAGGAAGCCTCCAATCGCCTCTCCATGAATCCGAAGGCCACCATGCGTGCAGCACAGACATTGTATGAAGCCGGCCACATTACTTATATGCGAACCGACAATGCCGTTCTGTCAGAAGAGGCGAAGGAAGCCCTTTCAGCTCTTGTCACCACCAAGTATGGCGCCCCTTACCTAGCAGCAGAGGCTCCAAAGCCAAAAGCACTGTCAAAATCAAAAAAAATAGCTGCTGTGGTGGAGGCACCAGCTCCTCAAGCCGCCCATGAAGCCATCCGCCCTACACATCCTGAAACTATGCCATCCCTAGAAGGTGCCGAAAAGCGTCTCTACGATCTCATCTGGCGTCGCACCGTTCAGAGTATCATGGCACCTGAGCAGCGAGACTCCGTGACTCTCAAGGGCCTCCTGAACGAAACACCGGTTACCACCAACTGGGATCAGACCCGCTTCGCAGGCTGGCGCGTCTTAGACCAAAAAGAAACGGAAGAGCGTGCTGAAAAGGCCGCCTTTGCAGCCCGAGCATCCCTCAAAGCAAACACGCAGGTCCCATGGACCGCCGTCATCGTCACAGAGACCCACACGACTCCCCCCGGTCGCTATACGGAAGCCTCCCTCATCAGCGACCTGGAACGCAAGGGCATCGGCCGCCCAAGCACCTATGCCACCCTTGTGGAGACTGTAATAGACCGTAAGTATGTGGAGAAGGGCTCCGTGGTCGCGACACCGACGCCCTATAAGGAAATCACACTGACCGCAGGTGAAGCCAAGGCGAAGGCCGTCACCAAGACTACCATGACGGGCGCCGAACGCGACAAGCTGCGCACGACACCACTGGGCCGCACAGTTATCGAATGGCTCCTTTCCCAATTTGGAGATCTCTGTGACTACGGGTTTACAGCCGCTATGGAGGCCTCGCTGGACTCGGTTGCGACTGGCGGGTCAACAGGGCCGGCCCTTCTAACCTCTACCTGGGATCGCTACAGAGAACGCTACCAGGCTATTATGAGTGGACCTTCAGCCCCATCATCTAAGTGCAAAGAATTCGGCGACGGCTACAAGGCGATTATGAGCAAGAAGGGACCGCTCTTTGTCTTGGAAACGGAGGGAGCCAAGACCGCCTTTGCAACACTCAAGGCCCCCCTTACCATCGCAACGGCCACGAAGGAGGATGCGATTGCTGCCTTTTCTGCAGCTGGCACAACCAGTGGCGATGAGCTCGGCGAACTGGAAGGAGATCCTGTCATCCGAAAGAAGGGGCCGTATGGCCACTACGTGACCTGGCGCACCTACCGGCTGACCGTCAAGGCAGAGGAAACACTTGAGGATGTGAGTCCAAGGCTCCTGGCCGCCCCGGATGCAGTCGATCACACGGTTGGCCCCTTCAAGATCCGCAAGGGGGCCTATGGGCTCTATATGTTCAAGACAGGCTTGAAGAGCAAGCCAACCTTTGTGGGAATCCCGGACACTACACCCTACTCGACTCTGACCGTCGAAGGGGCGGAGGCGCTGTATAAGGAGCATAATAAGCCAAAAAAGTTTGTTAAGAAGTAAGTGCGGTGAGGGAGTGAATAAACAACCCGATCCCCCGAGTGGATGAGGCGTCATCTAATCGTCTGTAGTGAAATGGTATCATGCTTCCCTTCCAAGGAAGTGGCAGGGGTTCGATTCCCCTCAGACGAAACCGGCTTTGTCGTCCAGTTGGTAAGGACGTTGGACTTTGAATCCAAAAACCTGAGTTCGAATCTCAGCTTAGTCACAATCGTCTGTAATGGTATCATTCCAAGGAAGTGGCCTTCCCCTCAGACGAAAACCCTTCATTTTTGCCGATCTTTTATCATAATCGTCGAATACGGCGACAATTTCTTGTAGCCACTCACCAACTCATATCCCGCCTCCTCTGCAACCGACAGCCATTCTGGAATACGATCCCATGTCACCCAACGCCCGCACAATAAAAGCAACAAAACACAACAACAACTATCTTGATTCGCGGATAGAGGATCATCATTGTTGGTATCACGGGGAGCGGATTCGCTTGGGAGACCAGGAGCCGGTCGATCGATGCCCCAGACCTCCACTGTCTGCTGATCCCGCACGGAGTAAACTACATTCCTGGATAGTCGGTAGATTCCCATCCCTGTTATCCGCCCCTAAAATGTGACAGGTCAAGGGCTTTGCTCCGACGAATACACGAAGAAACAATGGGGACCCGATCATCAAAAGTGCTGCATTCGCCAGGGAGTCGAAAGATTACCGATGCAGATTTCATTGGCATTGATTATACCACTGTAAAAGGTAAAATCAATTCCATCTATGACTCGAAAGCAAAGAATGTCTATTTCATCTCGGTCCGACCCGGCGATGTGTATGAAGACAATGGGCCCAAGGATCCAGACCGTGTTCGCGTTCTCTATGATGCCGTTAACTACAAAATTACGCACGTGTTACATGGCTGACTGAGGAAGCTCGCGTAAAGCCGCCAAGTCGGGCCGACCACGTATAGGGATGTTTTGTCATCTGCCGGGATCCAAAGGATTCCGTCACGCAGCCATTTGCGACGAGGTTATCGCGTAGAAATACAGGACACTCGAGGTGGTAGTAGGTCACCTCTTCCCCTACCCTGATCTGGCGCACGGCAGGATTTAATTTTGTCGCCGCGCACGGTGCCAGCCAGACACCCTTGCGAATTTGAAATGCGTGGGCCGGGGACAACACGAGCTCGCGGGGCTGGGCTGATCCATAGGTGCCCGCAGGAATGAGGTAGGGGGCTGTGGCTACAGTTGTCTTTTCAACATGCGTGGTGAGGGCCGCCTTGAGCGGCACAGTGCGACCAGCCGCCGTGACAACCAGATCACCGGCCTTTAATGTCTCAACGGCCACCTCCCCCGAAGGCACACGGATCATCGTGCCGGCCGTGAAGCAGGGAATGCCGCCACCGCCACCGCCACCGCCAGTCACAGTTGCATTCAAATATGCAAATCCGGGATTATAATAAGAAGTCTCTGCGGCGGTGGCTATTATCTGGGCAGATCCAGCACCTACGAATGTTGCAGTTGACCCAGAGATATATACAATAGATGGATTACTACTGCTGTAGGTTATAGCGCCATAATTAGCGAAGTCTTGGCCACTGACCTCAGCAATCAGCTGAATAGGCGCATCCCCTACGGCCTTTGTGCTAATAGAAGAAGGATAGAAGGTCACAGTCTGATCTCCCTTGGCCACGTTCACAGTTATGGTCTTATTAGTTTGGTTATACGTTCCCGGCACACCACCCGCCTGTGTGAACGTAACAGTGATTGTAGTGGGTCCTCCTATGGCGGTAGTAGTTACATTCGCAGTGGGGGCGGTAGAATTTGAAATAGCTATGTACGATGCATTGCTACGGTTATAGGTGAAAGTGCCCAGTGAGGTGATATCGAACCCAGATTCTGGATCGGTTACCATAACAGCAAGGAAATGTATGCCATCACCATTATAGGGTACCGTCACATTTGAAGAACTGTTATAGTTCAGCGATAGTATTATAGTGGGGGTCGTCATACTCTATATTCAGGGCTCCTAAATAGATTCATAATCGAAATTTAAATACATAATTCTATGCATAATACGGTGTTGCCTTGGAAACTGCTTCTGCACCTCTGGGAGAGCCGCGACCCGTGCCCGGCGGCCCAAACGGCCGATCAAATCGCATAGTATCCTGCCGTGTAGGATTATTAAAGCGCCGACCCGACATGGCCGACACCACCATATCCGAAGCACGTCGGCATTCATCAGCGCCCGGAACCACCAGGACAGCGACAGGATTCCCTGCATTTTGGACACCGGGAGGCACGCCCACCGGCGTCGGCGGCGCCACCGTATTGCGGTGCAGTGGTCCGTCCTCTGCAATCACGGCTTGGCACCGTGTGAGAGGCTGATCGAGCCGGCGCAGCTGGCTCTCCATATCGATCTGCGCAACGGTCATCGGCGCGCCGACGTAGTAACCGGGAGTCGGGTGATTGCGTTCTGCCTCCACTGTCGCAGTGCCATCCACCGTCGTCATCGGCCACGCCGTGCGATAGCGGTGGCAAATCTGAGAAGAAGCCGCAGGATCATGCGGTAACCCATCGGGAATCGGTGCATCGGGGAAGACGTGATACCGAGCCACGAGGGTTGGATCCCGCTTCAAGCAACCCAACTGCCTCTTATACCACGACGATGTATCGGGCGGCGTCCCCGCTAAGAAAAACTGATCATGGGTCGCCTTCTGCAAGACAACATTGGTCGCATTGTAGGGGCCCGCAGCGGTCTCTTCAATACGATACTCACTCTGCATCCTACGAAGAGGGCAGAAATTAGGAAGGTTGAGGAGCCCGAACCAATGTAGATGCCGCAGAGGCCCGATCCTGGATCTCTACAATGCGCAGCGTCATATGCCAGTCACAGGAGGCTGCATCAGGGCCGACCAGTGGCCGCCCTGCACGATCCACCCATGAAAACGACAGCCGGTCCAGTCGCCCCAGCACGGGTGCAAAGATCTTCGGCGATTCGATCATTGTCTGCGCGTAGCACCCGAAATCATTCAGCAGCAACTTGGCAAAATAATGAGAAATCTGTCCCGTAGGATCCTGGGAGGTCGCTGTATCCTCAAGGTCGGTATGATCCACCGAATTCATAAATTCCGTTTCATTCAGGCGGAGGTAGATATAATCCGTTGTAAGTCGGGGAAAGCAGGTTGCCGTTGCATAGTAACATGGAGTTCCAGAGCAATCGGTTACAGTCGCATCAACAGAAGCGGCCGGTCCGCCGAACCCTAGATTCCAGGCAAGCCCCCAGTCAGAAGAAGGCAGGGTCGCGGGCAGCGCAGGCGCCACAGGCGGAACTATAGTAAACGTAATCGGCCCCATAATCGTAATGCGCCCCGTCGTGCAGTTAAAACTCATGCTATATCCATCTGGAAGAACAATAGAATCAATAAGCTGTTGAATCGTGTAGGTTCCATCATTCAGCGCGATTGTATACGACCCGCTAGCATCTTCTATAGTGAAGGTTGTATTGCCCTTTGCCGCGGTCAAGGCATAGAACCCCGATAGCATCTTGATCTGCACAATGTCTATCCGCGCCACGTTCCGATAGGTCCGGGGCAGCCGGAGCTTGAACTGGGTCGGCAAAGGATAGACACGCTGATCCCGATCCAGGCTATCGACCATCAGGGTGTGGGTGACGCGCTGTTCTGTAATCTGCAGAGCTGTATTCTGAAGGCCTAGGCCGGAAACAGGCGGTAATCCAGGGCCTTCCCCGACAGGGGCACGACCGGGTCCATCAATCCAGGAAAGCGCATGGGATCGCCACTGGTCCATAGCCTGCATGCGCCCATCCTGCTTCAGCCGTTCGGACACGGAGGTGCCATCTGTTTCGCTGGAATCAGTGGATACAACGGATGATTCGTCAGACTCTTCAGGATCATTGTAGGGGCTTAGCATTTCTCTAACAGCACGCAGATGATTTAGATGCCCGACATTTTTACGCAAAGCGTTCTCGAAGCATCTTGAGGTCTTTCAGCTTCATGGCGTATCGTTTCATACTTTTGCCCTTATAGCCATAGTAATACTGGGCGGCATCGGCCCACTCCACCGCCGTCATGCGATCAAACAGGGATCGCGGCACATAGACCCGTTCGATCAGAATATAGACATTCTTGGATCCTACCAGCACAGGATACGGCACATCATTAGGGCCGATTTTGGAATAATAGGCCTGGATTGTTTCATTCGCCGCTAGACTAAATTGGAAGATTTCCCCACCAATATAGACATATTTGTCACCGACTCGCAGCAGAACTGTATTGCCCGTCTGAGGCGAACAGTCAAAGAACCTAGCTTCCGATGGACTACAGGAGTTTTTGCCGGGATAGACTGCAGAAGCGCGCAGCGCCATGATCTGCTCATCGTAATTATCGTAGCCCCCATCCTCATTCTTGAGGCCCTTGAACACTTTGACAGAAGATCCCTGCACTTCTACCTGGAAGGGTGTATCCATATTATCATGAATTTCATAGGTGACCTTCTTGGCTTTTCTTGTTTTTCTCATGTCCCTACTAGATTACGATAAAATATCGCTATGCAATAGGCATGAGAAAGTCACGTAAGGTCGCAACAGCCATCTGCAATGCACAGATAAAGGCAGGTCGCAAAGTGTTAAAAGCGAAGACACGCAAGCAGGCCCTTCAGCTCCTCAAGAAAGTTCCCTATACGAGTGAGGGCGATGACCATATTGAAAAGGGCCTGGCCTGGTGGGATCTCGTTCAGTGGTGGAAGTTCATTAATCCTGATCAGAAGACAGTCGATGAGGTGATTGAGGAAAAAGTCCCTGCACTTAGAAAGGGCTGTATTCAGAAACATATCAAGGGCACGTAACACCGATATGCGACGTCGGTGAATACCATCCGTTCGTTCCATTGTGGACATCCATAATGCACCGAAAGGCATAATTATACTTGGCCCCCACTCCCGCAAGTCCGTAAAGACGGACCGCACGTTCCCGGATAGCAGCCCGATCAAAGCGACCGGCCTGGGCCATCCGCACACCCTCACAGTAATCCTCCAACGTGTGACAGCGAACCCCTGTGACGCCCTGTTCCACCGTCTCTGTCTGTGCGCCGAAATCCTTGGTAATGACCGGCGTTCCGCATAGCTGCGCCTCTACTGCAACACCGCAGAATGGCTCAATGAACTGGGTCGGTGCCATCAGCGCAATCAAGGACCCCAAGTATTCCGCACGTTCCGTTCCATGGATCGGTGGCTTGTAGACCACATTGGGCGACTTTAGGAAGGGATTCGGATCGCCCTGTCCACAGAGCACAAACCGCACATGAGGCATTCGCCGTGCGACCTCCAGGATCTCCGTGCACCCCTTGCCGTCGTAGATACGCCCTAAGAATCCCACTGTGTTGATCTTCGGGCTCAAGGAGAGAGGCCACTCCACCTCATTGAAATAATTGGGCGCCACGAACCAGTAGTTCTGCCCCCACTTCTTCTCCCGTGCCAGATCGTGATGCAGCCACGCATAACTCTCAAAGATGCGATAATTGCGATAGGAATCGGGGTAGCCGATACCGGATTCCACAGCGACTACGTCGAGGCCATCCAGGGCGCGATCATGGGACCGACCAAACGGAATGCATACAATATCTGTTTTGGTGGAGCGATAGTGCTTCGGTAACTCAGTCTTGAGACGGCGATTGAATTCTTCGTAGAGTGGCGTGGACCAGTTTCCGAGATCTCCTACAAACGCCGCGGGGTTTGCCAGATGAGCCCGCGCCGCTTCCTCTGACTTCTCCGGATGCAACTTCATGTAACTTGCTAAACGGAGAGCTGACCATTCCTCGACGGTGAGCAGATCAATCTGCTTGGTCGCGCCGGATTCGGAGGTGGCCACGCCGTAGTGATAGACTTCAAACCCGGGCTGCGTTAATATCATGGGGCTGAATCGCTGCACCTTGCCAGTGAAGGCACAGTGGCTATATTCTGATCGCGTGATCGTATGAGGGACCGCGAGTATGTGGAGGCGAATCACAGAGCCACTTGAATCTGTCATTTACTCAAATAAATGACCGATCGCCTTAGATAGACTGAACCATATAATATCCATGGTAGCCGATGGCCGCAAACCCCAGCATGAAGATGAGTTCTCGAGTCCACCGCTCCTCTGTAATCCCATACGCCAGGAGCGCGGGCCCCACAATGATCACATGAAAGAGATTCACCCACACTGCTTCTTGTTGACTGTAGTGCACATAGGCTTTGTAGCCCTGATAGAGAATTACAATGATACCGACAGCCGTCAAGACCCAGGGGGGTATAGGGTAGCCCAGACCAACATAGAGCAAAAAGGGACCAAGGATTAAAATATGCAAAAGATGAAGAATTACGCGATTGTTCATCCTCTACAGAGATCAGAGTTTTAACAGAAAAGAATGACAGTGATCAGGATGAGTGACGCCACCATTATTGGTCTATGTTCGGACTCGGTGATATCACTTCTAACAGTTGGGTCCACAGTTCAGTGTGTGACGGGACAAACTCAGTGTTGCTCAAGCACCATGATAGGAGCGAGTGCTGCGACGCATTCCATATTGCTGATCCGGCGATCTGCATCTGCATCTTCTGGTCCGCTATACCCACCCCAGCCGATTCCGGTCTTACCGCTAGGGGTCCGGCCTCTGGTCTTACGGCGAAACCCCAGTGGCTAGGGATTCCCAAGCACCACCCCGGCTTGATCCGCACTTCAATATACTGCACTCGCCCGATCCACGGGTTGTTGGCCACCGTAATGGACCACGGATCAACCCCAGAATCAGGCAGGAACCGCCGATACCGCGAATGCACAAGCCATACCGTCACCGGTGTGCCTGCAGAACAGCCAATCCAATGTCGCTCAGCAACTATCCACTGGAAGCCCTGAAAAGAGCCAGGTGCCAAATAGTCGACCGCTACATCGGACAGTCCGGGCAGCCACCACCAAGGCCGCGCGTCATTGATCTCCGCCAGACCTTTCGGAAGTTCCATTTCGGCCGCCAGCTCCTCCCCATTTGCTATTACGGGTTTCTCGGTTAAGGGCCACCAATCTGCGACCTGCATTTCAGTGCCATCATCCGTAACAACAGTCCAGGAGGGCGACGCCGGTGCAGGGCCGGGGCGCCAGGGCAACACGCCAATTTCTAGCACCGCGGGTGTCTTCTCCTGTAGGACACCGCTGTCGAGTTTCGGAGGCTGGGTAAAGTTATATTCCTGGATAGAAGAATAATATTCGTATGCATGAAGACCGACTGCAGTGACAATAATCCCGATAATCAGGAATAGTGCCCACACCATTATTGAGGTCAGCGAAACAATGATCTAAATGTTACCGCAGGCCTACATAGAAGAATGGGGCGATTTGAAGCAGCGGGCATACTCTTTACAGATGGACCCCATGTGCTGGCAGGATTTCAACCAGGAAAAGCAGCCATTTCAGGCTTTGGTGGATCCAGAGAGGGAAGCGAAACAATTCGCCAAACGGCGTTTCGTGAAGCACTCGAAGAATTGCTGGAGCCTGTTGTGCTAGAAGCACCCCTTATTCAATCCCTTGTGACCCATTATAAAGAATACCCAGTCACCCGGAAGGGGTCCTATCGATTTTTAACCCTACGTTTCGAGGATCTCCTGCAAATCCTGCAAGAAGCAGCCGCATCAAAAATACAGAGTCAAATCTACAAATCAATTCCTACGACCATGAATGCGCTCCTGAACAAACGAAAGCCGATCCCCTCCTCTGAAGTAACAACGTTGATGCTTATCCCGCGATCCACAACGAAAGGGTTGGATCCATATTTTTTGGAAGATTTAGCGATATGACCTACGTGACCTACGTGACCTACGTCGGTTACGCCGAGTTCGCTTCCTGCCACCAAAAAAGGTGGTTTGTTCACCCGTTGTTTTTCGTATGCGCATACATTTACAGGATTGACATTCTTTCACACTATAGCCCGGTACAGCCCTAAATTTCCAATTATGATTACGACCGGTGACAGCACATAATACGGGACAGTCATCCGATTCTCCAGTTATTTCTTCAAGCTCGCTCATTTTACTAGTATCAAAGGAAATAATCTCCTCCATATAAACCACATTCTATGTGAATCTATATGGAAACCTTCACATTTGCAGAAGGCTCGGTGACATTGAATGCAGCGCAATCCGCCATTGTAAAGTCACCGCCCACCCAAAATCAACGCATCTTGGCTAGCGCAGGGTCGGGAAAGACCACTACGCTCACGGCCCGTATTGCATGGCTTCTTACACATGGTGGAGCCCGACCAGAACAGATTATCCTCCTCACCTTCACCCACAATGCTGCCGCGGTCATGAAAGAACGACTGGAGGCGCTGGTCGGACCCACACCGCTTCTCTGCGGCACATTTCATGCACTTTCTCAACAGCTCCTCCGTCGGGTAAATCCAGGATCTCTGGATGAAGTCTATCATGTGGATGAACTGCCCCTCAAAGCACTGGACTACCTGACCTCCCCAGAAGGCCAAGCCTGGGTTCACGCTACCATTCGATGGATCTTCATCGATGAATATCAGGATATCAATGATACCCAGCACGCATTTATCAAGGCGCTGCACCATACGGACGCAACTGCAGCCGCAGCAGTCACAATCGTCGGCGACGATGCACAGAATATCTATACATGGCGCGGCTCCTCCGTCGATTATATCCTGAATTTCCACCAAAAGTTCGATGATGTGGTCGATTATCAGCTTTCCACGAACTATCGCTCCAAGGCAGCCATCATCGCCGTCGCCAACTCTGTCATGCGCCGTATTCCGACCCTCCCCCACAAACAGATGATGACTGCCCCTGAAACAACCAAAGAGACAGATACAGATCCAAGGCCCGAAGTTCTCTTTTTCAGCCGCATATCGGAAGAATGTGATGCGATCGCCGCCAAGGCTGTCCAGAGAAGCCAAGAGGGTCACTCTGTCGTGATTCTGAGCAAGTTCAACAGTGTCCTCTACATGTTCGAAGCCACCCTCCTCAACCTCAATGCTAGGACACGATTCGTGGACGGTGGCGAACCGAAGAGAGGGACCATCTACCTCAGCACATTCCACGGCAGTAAGGGGCTCGAATGGGATCACGTGTTTCTCGTGCGGATGAACGATGAGGTCTTCCCCCAGCTCAAGGACGAAGACTCCGTGGATCAGGAACGTCGCCTGTTCTATGTAGCCGTCACGCGAGCCCGCGAGACCCTCACAATATCCTACAGTCGAAATGAACGATCTCTGAGCCGATTTGTGCGGGAGCTGCATCGCCCCCTCCTTCAATGGCGCCTCCTTACCCGATATGAATTATCCGATCTGGAAGGAGCCCAGCAGGCCCGCACAGTGGAGGACTGGATTGCCACGCTGACGGGCGAAGATTATCGCACCATCAAGGCCCTCAAACTCCTGCCGCCGCTGCCTGTCTTCCCTACCGCAGCCGATGTCCCGATCACGCAGGCCCGTGTCACTCCTGCCTGGTGGGTCGAACGCGGCCTTGTGCGTGAGTTTTTCGATTTTATCCAAGCATACTGGGGGCGACATGTGGGTCTCCTCCGCCCTGAATCCGGTGGCCTCTGGGACCATCAGGCTCAAGAGGTGGTCTGGACTGTCAAGATCGCTGCGGAGGATGCCGCTATCTTCGAAGAAGAGCGCGAACTCTTTGAACATTTGGTAGACCATTTTTTCTCCTCAACCGAACCGGGAACTGCTCCGCCGCAGATTTACTATACGGAGATTCTGGCCGCCATTCAAAAAGCAACAGGCGGTCGCCACTTTGAGCAAGCTCAGTTGATCCGAATTATACAAATCATTCACAAAATGCGAACCATGCTGTATAATTTACGTTTTGCTGCCGTCCGACTCAGCGATCTGCGCTTTGCGCCCATTCGCCATACACCGCCGCAAGAGTTCCGCTGCACCCTCATCGAATCCTGGCGAGCCTACACCTCAAAAAGCCTGGATGCCTCTCTGCTGGATATTTATCAGATCGGTCTCTGTCGCTCTCTGGCAACCGGGCGTTCGGGCGTGGTAGCCGCCGCTGCTCTTCCGGGTGCACGAGAATTTGCACGGATCCAACCTTTTCTGGCCGAAACAAAAGCCAAGATTCGTGCTATCTTGTCCCCTGCAACCTATGTGCTGAGCCGCTGCACAGTGGAAGTAGCGCCGGGTGTGACAGGGTCAGCTGATCTGTTGATCGATGAGGTTGCCTGGTTTTTTGTGGCGGGAGAGGCGCCTTCGGAGCTTCAACGGCTAGACCGGCTGGTCGCTATTCTGTTAACCGTGCACGGGCTCAGGAAAGCAGGCTACAAGGTCAAGGCTGCTACCCTCTACCAGCCCTTGACCGGCCTCTCTGTGTTCTGGAGTTTGCCATCCGTTTCCTCTGACCTCTTGTGCGGTTACGTCCAGGCTCGAGCCTCCTACGTGTCCTCCTAACACCACCATATGGAGAAAAATTTGGAGAAGGGGGGCGCTTACCACTTGCAACCGCTGCCGCTGCCGCGGCTACATCCTCCGCTGCGGCCGCTGGGTTTGCTGCATCTGCGGACCAATCAATCCGCTGTAATATAACACTCAAAGGATCTATATTGCGGTTAATTGTCTGTGGTTTAATTGAAAAATTTTTTTCTTGCAATGCCTTTACTCCTTTTGAGGGTTGTTCCGAATCTATAGCAACAACTAATCCAAAATCAAGATAAAAAGCAGGTATATTCGAATCAAATGGAATAAAAATATTATCTATCTTAATATCTCTATGAAGAAGACCTGCTTCGTGAATATCTTTAAGACCTGCGGTTAATTCTGACTTTACGCGTTCCTTTTCTGAAATGTCATGGCCTTTAGCCAACCACTCAAACAAAGTTTCGCCGGGAATATTCGGATATAATAAAAAGGCTTCGTGCTCATATGCTTCTGCAGCAAGTAATTTAACAACGTAGGGACTTTTATGTAGGGCAATTAATCCTGAAATTTCCTTATTCACAACTGCAGGCTCATAACCTGCATTATTCCTTTCATAAGGATTGTCATCACTTCTATTAAATATATGTTTAATTATGTATTTATCATCAACTTTATAAACATTGCTGAAGGAACCAAACTGATTAATGGGTATAGATTTAAAACTATCGGATAAAATATAATCATGAAATGAAGTGCCATCCTCAAATGTAAATGTAGATGGAACCTTTTCTTTCCTAATAAATTTATCACCTTCCAGTGTTACAGAATAAAGGAGGCTGGAAGGAGCATCAGGAGGAGCACCCGCACCGCCTGCCGCTTCCATATTATTATTACAGGCGATATTAATCCCGAAACAGCGGTCCTACAGATCCCTTCACAAACCGCATCCAGTTGATGCCTATACCAAACACGTGCACTTCCCATCCCCAATTCGAATCGGACAAACAAGCTGAAGAGGCCGAATCCGCGGGCACTGCGATATCTAGATCAAGCCGGAGAAGCGCTCTGGAAGCATTCACAGTTCCCGCCGGCTGCTGATCCCCTGCCGTCCATCCTGCCGCATCTCCCAACACGAACCCATAGAGCATTCCCCCTGCGGCCCGAATCCCTCCGCGATGGGCCAGCCCGTATTCGTAGCGCCAGTATTGCTCCGCTTCGGACCGCCAGATCGCATTATCTACACGCAGAGTCGCCTGTGTTACAAGAGGCTGTTGGGTATAGGATACGCCGATCTGCTGAGCACCAGAATAGGGCGCCGCAGCCACCAACTGATCTTCCAACAAGCGGCCGTAATTCGTCCATTCGTTGTAATCCCATACGCCCTTTCGCCGAACAAACCAGCAGATTTCCCGCAGAGGCCCGTTAAAATCGCGCAGCGGCAACTGCATGGAGACTGTGTTGTTATTGATCACCGCCTTTTCGCCGATATCGAATTTCATTTCCTGCACGCGATCATAGAGGATTTCCCGTGGCTCGTGCATGAGCGACAGCCGTTGTGGTTCATCCAGGAGGGCAACACCCGCCAGCACGGTAACATCATCGAAGAGAGGCGTGATCGAAGGCAGCCGGACATCATAGGGAATCGGTGTCACACCTGTTACATCCAAGAAAGTTATAATCTTTCCAACAGGAGATTCAGTAGAATCCGTGCGCGGCACGGCCCGTCGCCGAATCACCGACGTAAACGGAGCCAGCGTAATGTGGATCCGCATTTCCGTTTCTCCCAGCGCCGCTAAGGGAAACCCGACGGTGGGCCGCCGCAAGAAGGGCAGAGGCAGCCAACAATAGACATAGCCATCTTCTGTTGGTTTAATTGTCATCCAATCTGGATTGGATCGTAACGTATCGATTCGCCGCTGCCCGACCACATCGTAATCCCAGCCCGCCGCACGCCCACCCTCCATCCAGACACGGGACCAGACATCCATCCATTCGCCGCCCCAGGATTCAATGAGCGTGTCGCCGATTTCGAGTTCGACCTTGGCAATCGCAATGGAACCTAGAGAGGAGGCCCACATCCAGGCCCCTGATGCATCCGCATAAGTCCATTCACCACTTAGAATCTTGGCGTCCACATCCGCGCCAAGCCAGGATCGGGGCTGCAAGCGGAGACAGATCCACTGTAGGATATCTCCATACCCATAGCGCGACAAGGGAATCGTAATGCGCCCGCCCCAGTGGGCCTTGCCTTTGTAGGCCACTTCAACCACGTCGGGAACAGCATGGTGCATCGGAGGCCAGGTGCGACGGAATATAGTTTGTGTTGCATCGGCAGGGAAAAAGAGATCATCACGGGGGCCGCGATCGACCAGATCGACCAGTCGCCTCATTTCGTTTGACATCCCTCTCTTGTATCCTTCGACTCTTCCGTTTAGACGAACCTGCAGTGAATCAATGTAGATGAATATATCTACAGATCCTGTCTACTTTTTGATCCGTAACAAACCTACCTATTTTACTGCTTATGCCCGCGGTATTTCGATTCTTGATATACCAAACCTAGACAGTGTTCGTATTATGCGATTTTATCCAGTGGAAACCGATTTAACGCACCGACTTATAGAACTGCAACGGCACTGGCGACAGAGACGACAGCTTCGTATATGGTGTGGCCACCCGCGTCGTTTATTTTTCAGAGAGCAGTTCGGCAAGTTTCCCCTGGTAAACAAAATATGACGACCTACTTTAACCGTCCACATGAATCCCACGATGACAACCTGCCCTGTCTGCTGCGATCCCTATACAACAATTGCCAGAAAGCCTGTCGCCTGTGCTGCCTGTCCCTACTTGCCCTGTCTGCGATGCACTTCTTCCTTTCTCCTCTCTATCAAGACGGATGCTCATTGCATGAACTGTAGAGCACCTTGGGATCGCGCCTTTCTGGATTCCAAGATGAATCGTAGTTGGCTGGACGGTGACTACAAGCGCCATCGTCAGGTGATCCTCTTGGACCGCGAACGTTCTCTCCTGCCGGCCACGCAGTCCGCAGTAGAGCATGAAGTGGAATGTAGGAAACGAGGTGCTATTATCGCCGAACTTGGAGAAAAGTCAACGGTTCTGGGCGACCAGATCCTTGAACTCAATAAAAAGATAGAGGCTGTAAGCAATGCATCATACCGCTGCCGCCTGGAGCTGCAAGCAGAAAAAAATCCCGAAAAAAGCAAGGAGTTGACGGAAAAAAACAAAGCACTCAATGAACAAGAACAAACATTATATAAGCAGAAATACGAAATGTGGCACCAACAGGATGATGTATGGAAGGAATCACATGTCCATCAACAGTTTATCAAGGGGCCAAAACAAGCAAAGGAGCGCAGAGCCTTTGTTGCAGCCTGCCCTTCCTCAGGTTGCCGCGGCTTTCTCAGCACCGCCTACAAGTGCGGAACCTGCCAGGTGAACTTCTGTTCTGACTGCCGAGAACCAAGCAACGAAGCGCATACCTGCGACCCAGCCCTAGTCGCTACGATAAAAGCCATTCTGGCCGATAGCAAGGCGTGTCCCGCCTGCGGCGTCTCCATTAGCCGGGTGTCGGGCTGTGATCAAATGTATTGCACGCAGTGTGATACACCGTTTTCCTATTTGACGGGAGCAAAAATCAAGGGCGTAATTCACAACCCGCACTACTTTGAAAGGATGCATGCAGCGGCTGCAAATGCAGTAGCCCTTCAAGCTGCAGGAGGTGCAGGAGGTGCAGGAGGTGGCGGTTGCCCTGCAGCCGGAGTATGGCCGCCTCCGCCTCAGCGAAGCGCAAATCCAGCTGTAGCAAGATGTTACCGTATTCCTGTCTACTACCAGGCTGGGCTCCATGTGCAGGAGGTTGTGTTAAGAGAAGAGCTCAGACTCGAAGAACCAGATAATACGGATCTGCGTGTAAAGTATCTGCTCAAAGATATAAGCGAAAAGGTCTTCAGCCAGCAGCTGCAACAGCGGGATAAGGTGTGGCAATTCAAACGGGAACTACGAGGACCTCTGGAACTCTTTGTGATCACCACCCTTGAATTCTTCCAGGGCCTCAGCCTAGATCCTCCAACAGACTTTAGTGCCGCCTACGACAGAGACTCCGCGTATAGGAGTGCGGTGGTAAATCTTATTAATAAGCCACTCCAAGAAATTTCGCAGCGCTTCGGACGTCAAGTTCCTCAGATCGACATTGTAGATGGCTATAAGGAGCATGCCTATCCTCCACGATTTAAGAAAGTGAAGGCCCCAGCTGCAGTAGCACACCCGCTGCCAGGATGAGGCCTGCACCAAGAAGTGAAAGTAATGAAGGCGTCTCTCCCAGAAATGTGAGTCCGTAGATGTAGGCCGCCAACAGGCCCGCATAGTTCAGAATCGAATACAATACAGTCGGCAAACGAGGAATAGCAAAGAAGCGGAGCCAGTAACCCGAAAACATGGCAAAGGAATGAAAGGCCGTGAGCCAAATGGCATCGGTTACAGATCCCTGAATCGTAGGCCCGCCGTCGCCCCCCGTGACAAGATACTGAACCCCCAAAATACCGGCCAACAGTGCCGCCGCACCCCCATTGGTCACCCATACGCTTTTGGCAGCATCCTTCCAGTCCAGTGCTTTCAACATCGTATACATACCGGATTCGGTTAGAGCTGCCACGAGAGCCATAAAGACACCCCACCCAGGAGAGGCTGCGCGCCCGAGAGCCGATGTGGCCGTCTTACCGGGCTCCTGATTAAGGAGAACTGCGCCGGTCGCTGCAAGACCCATGTAGCCATAGTCTGACGTTTTCACAGATTCGCCCCGAAAATAGGCACTAAACACGAGATTCCACAGGGGGTAGGTGTAGAAAATGCTCATGGCTTGCCCCACGGGCAGATTGCGGAATGCATCATAACTGGAGGCCACGTGCAATAGATTGGAGAACCCAAGGACTGCCGCGCCCCCGATCTCATTAAGCTGAAGAGATCGATCGGAGGTAAGTGCATAGGCCAGGATCGCGGAGCTCAGAATGCGCGACCAGATTGCGGAAATAGGATCGAGCGGCGACTTTTTAACAGCGATGGGTGTGAGAGCCAAAATCGATTCGGCGGATATAATGGACGCAACTGCGACTCCGACAGCGGATGCCATTACTAAGGGCACAGCTTAATTATACACGACGTCTCCTTGTTTGGCGACTGCGACCTCGACCTCGACCGCGACTGCGACTGCGACCCCGACTACGACTACGACGGCCACCCCTTTCAGACTGTGCGGCAAGTGCAGCTGCACTATACCGTTCTTCAGCAGCCCCTGTATGCGAACGCAAATAATTACGGCCTCCAACGGCGGAAGGGAGTTCGCCATAATTCTTGGTTTGTGCGGCGAGGGCTGCTCGGGAATATCGCTCCTCTGCCACCCCTGTGTGTCGTCTCAAATACGTTGCATTCTCAGATGCTGAGGGGAAGGCACTTGCTGCTCCTGCCCCAGCCGCAGCCGCAGCCCCAGCCCCAGCCGCAGCATTCCTAGTTTGTGCAGCGAGGGCTTCTGGGGAGTATCGCTCCTCTCTCGCCCCTGTGTGTCGTCTCAAATATGTTGCATTCTCAGATGCTGAGGGGAAGGCACTTGCTGCTCCTGCCGCTGCCGCTGCTCCTGCATTCCGATTCATAATTGCAAGAGGTGCCATATTTCTCCTGGAAGAATTCATTATACTTTATGAACATAAATTAATAACAGCACCACACAGAAACCGGCCGCGATAACTTAGCCCATTCTTGAACCGAATACTGTGATCCCATGGAGAGATTACAGCGACTGCAGATAGGGAGTAGATTAGAAATCTCCGTGGCTCCACCCTTACTTTCGGGAATATTATGACCAACATGAAAGTCGTGAACGGTCATATTATTTTTACACCAGCGGACAATACATTTGCCTTCATAGCGCCGGCCCATGTGAGTCAGCCAGACCTGCTCACGGAGCGCTTTGGGAATTGTGGCCTTTTCATACTTTGACTCTTTAGTCGAAGACTCTTTAGTCGAAGACTCTTTAGTCGAATACTCCTTAGGCTCCTTAGGCCCCTTTACATCCTTCAGCAATCCAGTGGTATTCATATACCGCATCCCAGGGCCTCTGCCCCACCTGTCATCTTTAGGTCACAGCCGGGGCACCATCATAAGCGCCAGCATAGTAAAAAAGAATACCACCGTGTGAAGAATCAGGAGACCAGATTCACCAAAGCCCGTTATCATTCGAGTTAATGTATAGAGCTCGGGGTTCGCCACAATAAAAAACACAAGCGCAGCAATGGCACTATACTTAGCTTGGAGAATCACATTGCTCATCGCCCTCTCTACTTTACACCGGTAATTTTCCGCGCAGCTTATTCAACTCAGTCACAACAGAGGGCATGGCCTTGCGAGTCGCGAGTCCAATGCCAGCAGGAAGGCAGTAATCACGCAACAGACGAACAAAGGGATGATTGCGATCACGCATCAACGCTGCCACCTGCACGGGCGTCTGGTGAAAGAGTGCCAGGAATAGTTCGGCGGGGCGCAGAATGTAGCCCTGCCCTTTGACGACAGCCGTGAGGCCGAAGGGCGCCAGGAATTTATAAAAAGAATCCGTTTTGGGCACCGCAAAAGCGTTCGCAGCCGTGATAGGTCCTGCAGGAGCTGCAAGATACGTCATTGCATCCTCAGGGCCTAGTGTAATGGCTGTTGGAAAGGTAGTTGCAACAATCAGAGGATCAATGGTATCCCCTGTAAAGATATTCTGAAGGGCTGCAGGAGCAGGAGGACCCGCACCACCACCACCAAGACCAAGGCCACCCAAAGCACGCAGACCCCCCCGCGGGGGCGGCACTATACCAGCTGCACGCAGACCCGGCACGATAGGGATAATCCCCCCTGCAGCAACCCCTGCTGCAACAAAGCCTGCAGCATGAGTTGAGAGCCCGGTAAAGTTAATTGTCGGGAATCCCATCGGCACGGGCACTGTTGTAGGAAATCGCAGACCAAGACCCGATATGAGATTGGTTATAAACGTTGTCAGAGTTGTCCCCAACTTGGCTAATGTTACCTGCTTTGCATTTTTTTGTGCTAAACTATGAAATTTCATTAGACTATCCAGCTTCGAGCGCAGATGAAGCAGGGCTGTCAGCGGATCATTCCCAAGGCTCGGATTGAACTGCGCATAATACAGTTCATCCAGAATTTTCTTTAAAAATCGCTGATTCGTAGGAGTTATATACTGTTTCCCAACCAATTTGACCAATACATCATTATTTGCCTGCGCTGCCGTTTGGTCCGCCGGTGTGGACCCTGCAGCCAGGGTCGGCGCCCCATTGGGATTATAAATCGTTGTAGGCAAAGAGCGATAGGAGGCTTTGTAGGGCGTCCTCAGCGTATTCTGTGAGCCGTCCTCAAAATGTATATTGAATGTAGTGGACTGATTGGCATCATACGCAAGCGGGAACTGGGCCAGCCCGCCCACAATTGGTAGTGCAGATACAACCGGGATGGGATATGGTTTCACACTACGGGTGAACCACCAGAAAGTGCTATTTGAAAGGTCGGTCATAATAGCATCTGAGTCAGAAGCGGGCCTGCCACTAAGGAACTGATCAAGGTCACGAATAAGCTGAAGAATCGGCCCCTTCACAGTAGGGTCGAGTGTGTCATCCAATAAGATTGCCTTGTATTCTTCGGGTAGCCATAGGGGAAGATTGGCAGCAGTTACAGCCATCGCTGCAGCCGTGGCAGTCGCAGAACGTTCCAGAGTTGTTAATTTAGCGCGCGTTAGCAGTAGTAGAGGTTTCAACTGAATAAGCGCAACTTCACTTGCAAGATCCGGTAGCCCCTTCGCCAACCCTGGCAAAATCTTAACCAAATAGTCATCCTCACCCGTGTAATTGATAGCATTCCAAAGCGCGGTATGCCCCGTGTTATCTTTTACCGTCATGTCGGAATTCTTAAGCAAGATCTGCATAACATCATCCAGCGCAGAAAGTGAAGGGGTCCCTTGCCTCCCAGCTGGATGCTGCATAATCAAATGAATCAATGCTGTGTTGCCAGCAGCATCGATCACATTGTAATCAAGCTTTGATGCCCTTGACAGTAACGTCAAATGCTCAACAGAAGGGCGCGCCTGGTGCACAATCAGATGCAGCGCCGTGTATCCAGTTGCGTTCACCTTATTAACATCCAGGACCGGCGCGGCCAGCAGTGTCTTGAGCATAAGAATAGATCGGGGGGTCGTGAGTCGTGTTTCGTTGGGTCCAAGGGGACGAACTGGCAGGGAAGCCACATAGTGCAGAGCAGTCGACCCTGTAGCATCCACTACATTCGGATCCGCACCATTCGCAAGACCTGTTGCGAGCAAATCGGCCTTGGGCAACAGAGTCCCATCGGCAATGGCCCCTTTCTTCGCAATGAGTGGCAACAACATCTTTGAATCCCACACAGTAGGATCCGTAATCCGCGCCAGTTCATCCCGAATCGATGAAAGTGTCAAGAGATTGAGTGTATCTTTCGTAGAGCTGGGAACAAAATCCGGCATGGCATTCAACATACGAATCGCAGAATCGGCCGTATTCTGCTGATCGGCGATAGAAAGGGCCGGGCCTTTAGTAGTAGAGATCCCCACCGCAGCCATGGCAGCTCGGCTGACCGTGCTGCGCCCAGTCCCCGTCAAGGAGCCTGGGTTAAAGATCCCATATTTTGTGTAAAATGTATTACGGAATTGTTCGCTCCACGGATAGAAATAGGGTGCTGATGTATCCCGTGTTAGCTTCGCATCATTTACAATAAATCCGGGGGGGAACCATGGATCGGGATAGTTATGATCACGGTTCCAGAGAGATTGCGCAATGGTGTAGTGCTCACCACGGAGTGCGATTTGCATGAGCGGTTTCGATGTAACATTAATCCCTGCGGCAATGAGAGCATCCATGACAGCGACATTGCCAACTTCAGCTGCCTTCTCTGCCAGCGTTTTACCAGTGGGCTGCTGCGTGACTTGCTCAAGATAGTGACCGGGGATTCCTATTAGAGCCGCTGGAAACGGGGACGTCGCCGTCATGTTAGTAACGCCGTCACGAATCGGCTGCAAGAAAGGGGCCAGTGCAGGCACCTGCGCAAGATTAGGAGGTTGCAGGACGAGTGCAAGATTCGTCCGGTTCAGGGAATAGGCCGCGTGCCGTAAGAGTGCTTGAATCAAAGGCCCATCTGCCGCTGTTAACACAGTGCCATCAAGCTTTGGGCGATCAGGCCCTCCAACAGGAGGCACTGTACCAATACTTCTTAAAAATAATTCAAACATTCCAAATTTCTGGGCAAGATCGGTAGAATCAATGATGCCATTCACTAAAAGATCGACCAAGTTCGATTCATTAAAATATATTTGGCAAATTGCATCAAAAATACCTTGAATACCAAGATTAATAGAAATGGATGTTGCATACTGAATAAATTCGGGTTGACCCTGCACTCTGCAATTTTCAAATAGATCAAACAAATCATTGCGTGTGTCTTTTATTCCAGGGACATACTGTCCAACATACTCATCAATGAGGGCTCGGATAAGCCGATCACGATCAGCCAGCTGAATAGCGGGATCCACACGAGTGACATCTAAATATTGGGTAATCCAATTTGACTCGTTGAGGACAATTTGATTTGCGAAGGGAGCATACGCAACAGCTGAACTGGATTGATTGTAAAATAAAATCGTATGCAAAATCGGTATATAGTCTGGTATGAACTGATCTACAATAGCTCGCGTAATATCCGATATTCGTGTAATCTTTCCTGGAGTATCAATTGCCAGCGGTAAGATAAAATTTGCGATATCAGTAATGTCATTTGGATCATTCCCTCCGGCTATTATGAAATTTTGAACTGAAACACCTGTAATTGGTCTTACAAGCGCCATGGACTCCCCTGTTTATTCGCCTGATTTAAAAATACTGCCATAACCGGACACTCTAGAAATCATCTGCAGCGTTTGCTGCAGGAGGTCTTGGTGCAGGTGTGGGGGCTGCTGGCGGAAGTCTTGGTCCGGCAGGCGCACGAAATGCGGCTACAGCTGCTGCTGCTGCTTCGGGAGTAACTACACGAATAGCGACCGGTGCAAGTGCAGGGACAGCTGCAGCTACTCTTGGTCTACCAAATAATGCAGCCTGGAGTCGCCCCGCCATAGTAGCCGGAGGGGGGGCCGCAGGGACAATAGGAGCACCAACACCAGCGCCCCCACCAATTCGTGCCCTCACAGCAGCGGCTTCTGCTAATCTTGCGCGTGCTTCTGCGGCTACCGCGCGCTCGAGTGCCCCGTCGCGCTCTGCCCTTAATTGATCTGCCGCTGCGGCTCTATTTGCATCTTCATCACCTCTCCTTCGTGCTGCTTCCGCCTCCACCGCAGCTTCTCTTGCAGCTTGAAGTGCATCGCGCTCACTCTGTTCTGCATCTCGCAATGCATCTTGTAATCGATCTATTGCTTCTTGAGCCGCTACTTGATCAAATGCGTTAATAGGACCAATGCCAGCTAATCGACCTTGGACTTGTAGGGCGAAAGGATTTACGACTGCACCTCCTCCAGCACCACCAGCGGCAGCAGCAAATGGGTTAGGACCGCCACCAGGAGGAGCAGCAACAAATGGGTTACCACCAGCAGCTGCAGGCAGAGGAGGAGCAAATGGGTTAGCACCAGCAGGCTGAGGTGCAGCGGCAACGAATGGATTACCAGGGGCGCCACCAGCAACGGCAACCTGAGGAGCAACGGCGACCTGAGGTGCAGCACCAAATGGATTACCAGGGACGCCACCACCACCAGGAGCAGCCTGAGGAGCAACGGCGACCTGAGGTGCAGCACCAAATGGATTACCAGGGACGCCACCACCACCAGGAGCAGCCTGAGGAGCAACGGCGACCTGAGGTGCAGCACCGCCAGGCGGAGGAGGAGCAGCACCAAATGGGTTAGCACCACCAGGAGGAGCCTGAGGTGCAGCACCAAATGGATTACCACCAGCAACGGCAGCCTGAGGAGCAACGGCGACCTGAGGTGCAGCACCGCCAGGCGGAGGAGGAGCAGCACCAAATGGGTTAGCACCACCAGGAGGAGCCTGAGGTGCAGCACCAAATGGGTTAGCACCAGCAGCTGCAGGCGGAGGAGGAGCAGCACCAAATGGGTTAGCACCACCAGGAGGAGGCTGAGGAGGAGCAGCGGCAGAGGCAGAGGCAGCAGGAGGAGCGACACCAGAAGCACCGGCAAGAGGATCAGCAGAAGCAGCGGCAGCGGCAGCCGGAGGAGGAGCGGCACCACTAAGAGGATTAGCAGTGGCAGAGGCAGAGGCAGCACCAGCAAGAAGATTAGCAGCAGGAGCAGGCGGAGGAGGATTAAACGGGTTATTATCATAAGCAGCAGCATCAAGAGGGACCGACTGAGGAGGAAGCAGGGGACCAGCGGCGGCAGCGGCACCACTAGGAGGAGGTGACTGGGAAGCAGCAGCAGCAGCAGCAGAAGCAGCCGGAGCAGCAACCGGAGCAGCAGAAGCAGCCGCAGGGGCAACCGCATCCCTTATACGCCCCGCAATGGTTGTAAGACGTTTCGCAGTAACAACATTTCGTTGAGGAATCCATGCTATTGTTGGCGGAGGCCCATACACCTTCTTCAAATTAAATCCCTTTAGGATACCTAAACCTGTTATATCCACATGACATTTTGCGTTCGCCTGAGCAACAACTTCCGGAAGAGGATCACCGGTCGCACCTGTTAAATCTGGCGTAAACGTAACATCCGTCAACCCTAGACCTACAGTCTCAGAGCCTTGGTGAAACGCAACATTCGGGAATAATTTTGTCAGACCAGTCGCAATGCCCTGTATATTAACTGGTCGAACAACAGGCCCCCTTGAAAGATCTCTACGATCAATTGGTGTTGTAAGTCCTGCATAAAGCTGTGCATCATCTAGAGGTCCAATAGTTGGCGAGCGGATGTTAAAAAAGGTAGAGTTTGCAGGTGTAATAGGGGACTGCTCCAACATATAGGAGGCAATCGCGCAGGCAACACGGAGAGCATTTTGATCAGACTGTTTTTCTCCAGTAAGTGATAAAATCGCTTTATAGAAGGCCCATGGACTTTCAGCTGCAGGAGGAGCAGCTGCTGCTAAATCGCCAGAATCAGCCCCCTTGCTTTCAGATACTCCGCCACCTGCGGCAGCGGCAGCTGGTGAACTTGAACTAGAACTAAGATGCCCTGATGGTTCGCCTGCACCGCTAGCAGCTGGTGAACTTAATACAGCAGAATTGCTAGGCGCGGCAGCAGCCCCACCACCAGCACCAGCACCACCTCGCGCCGATGAACTGACAGCAGCGCCGATCCTCGCTAAACAAGGTGCGGCCGCAGCATCAAGCATATCTTGTGTAAGGCGAGGCAGCCCCACTTTTCTGCTCCATTTAAGAGATCCGCTGATGGTAGGTTTCAACGAATCAAAGTGATTAGTTCCATTGTATTTTATAAACACATAAAATGTATCTGATTTAGGAGGAGCATTTAATCTAGTAAGTATATCTTGAAGAGCTAGCAGTTCTCCTTGATAAAATACAGTTCGAATCTTTGAGAAAAGCTCATTCAGAATAATGAAAAACCCACCTGATTCAGGATAGGCAATAGGGCCCGAATTAATATCACCAGGTCTTCGAAGGCGTGTAATACTTTCAATAAATTCAGCTTCATAAATAACTCTTCTATTACTCCCTTGCACTGTTATATACGGTTCCCCTTTTGCAGCGGGCTCCTGCGAAGCAACACCATATACATCAGGAATTATGGCACCAGTTGCATCTAACACCTGATTGCCAACAACTAAATTAAAAAAATCAGCATCAAGGTTCATCTGTTGCTGAAATTTATCAGCAACAATGCATGCTAATTTACGCGCATTTTCGGAACTGTGTAGTCCAAATGGATACAGGAATGCATTATATAAACACCAGCCATCATTGTCGATATCAATAGTAGTAACATCGGCGAAACTTACAGTTTGTGGGAATGCAGCTGGTATGACAGCAGCAGCAAGCAGTGCAGCTCTACGTCTTGCGTCAGCCATTCCTCTATTCTTCGCCGAGATTCCCATGGGGCTATCTAAACCGAGGAGACAACCAATGATCCAGGATGAGCACCGATGTCATTTCGCATATTGGAGGCGCTAGGCATACCGTCAAAAACCGCGTTCAGTGCAAGCAGGATTTCATCGTCCGCTGGCTGCAGGAGTTTTATAACCAGCCTGGTCGGCTCGAAGCCATTCTGCCTGTCCTAACCGGGACATCGCCGGTCAGCCTCCGTCTGATCGACTGGTTTGTCACGAATTATTCCAAGAAATTCAACATCAGCTACCCCCAAGAGACCTCTCAGTTCATGGTGCATTTCCACTACAAGCGCGAGCTCAAGGCGTATTCGAAGCGGCTCTTTGATCCCTTCTGTCGCAGAGAACGCATCAGCTTTCAGGTTCATGGATCAGCGCCCATTGAAGAGACGACGGTGGGCCAGCTCAATTTCTTCCGCTGGGCTCTCGAAAAGGGGGTCATCCAGTATATCCTGGATCATATCGCGGATATTGAGCGTGATATGAATGTTAGTTTCAAGGAACACTACAGCAAGGAACCGGAGTCAAAATCGAGCACCGGGCGTCGGAAGAGGAAGGAAATGAGTGCATCGGCAACCAAGTCGGTCAACCATCTGTCGGTGCCGGTGACGGTTGCGTTTGATTGACGCACAATTGACGCACAATTAATGACTGTAGGAGCCCATGTCCCATTGCCGCATTGCTTCGGGGCTGAGAAATGGATTTGGACGTGAATTTGAATTTGAATTTTTAGCCTGACCCGTTGCTGCTACAACAACGCGTGGACTTTGATTCTGTGACCGACTGTCTTCAATGCAACCGCAACAGCGAAACACTTGATACCAGCAACATGCCTGTGCAACCCCTGTAAATATGCCTCCTATGACATATTGCATGGATCAGGCCACCAGGGCCGCCCTAATAATCAACTTTTTAACGATCAAACAGGTGCTCCCGGCTCATAGTTCCGTCGATAGTCGTCCATAGACGGCCGAAGCCGCTCTGCTGCTGCCATCTGCGACAACACAACATCCTTCGAGGCCTGAGGAGAAACCCAGTGATGTTGAAACATACGCTCCATCGTGCGGCTGGTCACATCATCACCCCGTGACCGATTTTCCTCCTTTACTGCCCCTTTGAATTCCCGTGCCGTGTTATGATCCGTATCCAGAGCAGACGTCCATGGATTCTCAAAGAGAGAGTAAGCCGGTAGAGTAGGCGCTACGGGCAGCGACAAAGGCAGAGGTCGAGGAGCAGCCGCATCCGGAAAGTAGCCCGGAGCTGTATAGGCCCGTGCATCCTGACGTGCAAGCGATGGCTGAGAGACCTGTGCACCGCCCGTAGGATGAGCTGAAAGCGCGGCCGATGTGATCACGAGAGGCCCCGTGACCTGCAAGTCCGACCAAAGACGATTATTCATGGTATCCCGTGTATCCCATTCCACGCGCATGCGGGGCGCCTCTGTGGTGCGCGGCATTTGACTGAAATCCGGAAGAGGTGCCGCAAAAGAGCGATTCTGTAATTCCCGCGCGCTTTGACCAAAGTCTTGAAGACCACGACCCCTGCTCATCTCTACCACCTAGAAGATAAAGAAGTCCACAGGAAGCAACCGTAAAGCAATGGCTGCATCAGGAATATCATTTCTCTTACGATGTCGAAATGAAGAGGCTACGCTGCAACGATCACTAGACTCCCTAAAAGCTCTGACCATTGAACATGAAATCATTGTAGTCCTCCATCGCTGCACGGATCGCTCTGCCGATATTGTGGCCTCAGCTGCTGACGACAATCCTAACATCAAGATCTACACCTATGATACGGAGATCAGTCGCGCCGGCTACCAAACCCTGGCCACAGATTACGGATCGCCCCACAGCATCATGACCTATTATAACTGGTGTAGAGCCAAGGCGACAAAACCATGGATCTTCAAATGGGATGCGGATTTCGTTGCAAGCCCCGCGCTCATCACATTTCTGAACAATGGATCATGGTCAAAACGATCAACCTTTCGCTACATAATCCATGCAAAGGATGAAACGGGCAATAACTATGAGCCCTATTTATCCTGCGGCCTCTCTGGTTACGGTAAATTCATATTTTGGGAGGTCCCGCTCTATTTCCCACCTATTGAATCGACTACATTGGATTCCTCAATTTATATTGAGCATGTGTCAAAGCTGGAAACTGTGAAGAGTTATTGGACGGCAGGAAAGCCGTGGTTCGAAACAAAAGAATCGGAGGAAGCCGCCACTGTAAGGGACCGCATAGCCCGGTTAACGGCAGACTTCGGCCCCGAACCACAAGGCATGGCGCGAGCCTCCAATCCAGCATGTGATCCCCCCTATCTCCGCATTAAGGCCGCAAACCCAGCATATGTTCATTTTCATGGCTAACTTAAAGTCGCCTGACCGACTAATAGGAGCGATGCCCCCGCGGAAACTGAAGACGCCCACAAAGATCGTCCGTCCGTCCCTGGTAAGCCGCGGCTCAGGGATGACCACGGGACTCGAACTCTGGCGTATCCCCATGACCTCCAAGATCATCATGATCGATCGGACGGCTGATGGGCGGTTCGCGGTCGATGTGCTGACGTGGAATTCCGTCGCAGGTCTAAACGCAGCCGACACTCAATTACTTAAGGATGCAACGTGCGAAGACACTGCGTAGAAAAGTCACACCGACCCCGAATGCAGAACTGGCTGCCGGATCCTCTTTCGGAGGCGATACGGTCGTCAAGGCCACGGAAGATACACTGGATGCACTGTTTGCTGCAGAGACAGAGGCAACGTTCAAGCAACCGTGGCAGAAACTCGACAAGGGGTCCCGCCTGGACCGACTCCGCAAGTTCGTGCAAAGCTATCCAGATGTGAGCCCCGCCGAACGCGCTTCACTGCTAACGGCAATCCTGCAGGCCTTTGAGCTACGCCTGCTCAACAGTAAACTTGCCGTCGAGTATGATCCGGAATCAGCCACCATCACCAGTGTTCGAGGCTTACGCGATCGAACCAATTCAACAACCGGACTCAAGACGTTCCGCATTGATACAGCACCTGCTGCCACACGAACAACACTCAAACGTAAAGGTTTAAACGCAGCGGCCACTGAAACACCTAAGGAATGAGTGAGTCTGATTACAGTCCCTGGTGTGACACCTATCTCCCGGATCTCTTTGATCCTGGTCTCTTTGATGACGAAGAGACCACTGAGGAAACGATGGATGCCGTTCAACAGCTTTTTCAAGAAACAGTGCTCGATCTGCTGGAGGATGAAGCGACCACGGCGGAGGAGCGGGATGAAATGACGGACAATGTGTTAGTCGCGGCAACCCAGTGGTTCAAGGCCCAAAAAGGGGCGCTGATCGCTTCCCTAGATCCACTCCCCGAACCGCTGCTGCAGCAGCTTACAAAGCGGGAGCAGGTGGCGCAACATTCTGCCGATTGGTATGCCCAGCGCCGCAACCGGCTCACGGCCTCCGAATTTTCACAGATTCTGGACGGGCGCCGGGGGGCCCTTCTCAAGCAAAAGACAGCACCGGAAGGCGAAGGAGCCGACTCCTTCGGATCTACAGTTGCACTGGCTCAGGAGGATGGAGAGATGACGCCATTCAGTTGGGGACATCGCTTTGAGCCCGTTGTGCGTGCTGTATACGAACAGGAAATTGCCGGACCGGGATCTGTTAACGACGGCCTGGGCCGGTTCACACACCGTTCGATTCCCTATCTGTCCGCCAGTCCGGATGGAATTGTGATGAAGGGGGCTCTCCGCGGCCGCCTCTTAGAAATCAAGGCACCTAAATCCAGACAGCCAGGCGACTTTGTGCCCTACGAGTATTATGTGCAGATGCAGATTCAGATGGAAGTGGCCGACCTGGAGGCGGTGGATTTCATTGAGGCCCAGTTCCAACAACGGCATGCAAGCGCTCTATCGGAGGAGGATGCCGTGGCCCTGCATCATGCGGCCTGGAAGGGGCGTATACGCGTGATCGCCAATACCGTTATAGGGACTCTTCGCTACATTTATTCGGAGCCGGTTGAAGACCTGGAGGAAGTGATGGATGCGGTAACACCGCTGCTGGATGAGGATGAAGCGATCGTGGAAGATTCGATCTGGTGGCTCAAGGCACTGTATCCCCGCACTGTCTTGAGAAATCCGACCTGGTGGTCGACGGTCGGTGAGCCTGCTGCGTCGACTTTCTGGGCAGAGGTGGAGGCCAAGAGGAAGGATACAATCGAACTGGTGCCGGCGTCACCGAAATGGATGGGTTCTCGATAGAACCCCATAAACCCGTGAGGGCAGGGATCCCGTTAGGGCTTCCTGATACCCGTGAGGGATGGTTCTCGGTAGGGGCCCCGACCTAAAGTTAGAGATCGGCATGATCTGTAGAATGGAGAATATAGCCCACACGGTCTATATAAATCTGGATCGCCGAGCCGATAGAAGGGCAGAAATGGAGGCCGAGCTAACACGCATCGGCCTTTCAGGCGAACGTTTTGCAGCCATTGAGAGGAATCCAGGGGCTCTCGGCTGCGGACTATCCCACTTAGCTGTCCTCCAAAAGGCCAAGCAAGAGGGATGGGAGAATATGTTAATATTAGAAGATGATTTTACATTTTTGGTCGATCGCCCCACTTTCGAACAGGAACTCCGATCTGTATTTGATAATAAGATCCCCTATGATGTGATTATGCTAAGCTACGGCTCCCACTATACAACCGATTTCAATTCCACCCTTCGCAGAGTCCTATCAGCACAGACTACATCGGGCTACCTTGTTCACAATCGCTTCTATGATGCGCTGATCCGGATATGGAGTCATGCGACCACTAACATGGAATCGACGGGTGATGCACACAAGTTTGCCATAGATCAGGCCTGGAAGGCGCTGCAACCGGCTGCCGAATGGTTCTGTTTCAATCGCAGAATTGGGCAACAGCGACCAGGGTTTAGTGATATTGTTGGATCCTTTGTGACCTATAGCTGTTAGCACTTCCCCTTACAGGGTGCTTTCAGCAGCTGCCTTTGCACGGCACACCAAGCCCCACATCCCGTTTCTCCTTGTAGACCGACCCCACGAATTCCGTGAGCGGCGCCGAGCAGTTATCCGGATACTGACGACGGTAGTTGTTCGTCCTCTGCACATACTGGCCATCTAGTTCGAGCTCACGGCTCTGATCGATCGCAGCACAGCCCGCTGCACCCAAGTTCCCCAGCCCCACATCCAGAGTGCGATCAAGGAGTGCTTGTTGCCCGTTCGGGAAAGTCGCAAGGCTATCGGTTTCTGCGGGACTCCCTTCAATACTCTCTTTTTGACCAGAAGAAAGCAGATAGCTCACAAATCCCTCCTTGTTCTGTTGATTGAGCAACTGGCGGCCGAAAAAGGCAACAAGGACCAAGACAAGTAGTGCACTTATCACAAGGATCTCCATCTACTGACTCCACCTATTTTGATCACCCTAAATGTGACCGGGCGCGGTCGCCCCGCCACCTAAATCACGATGAACTCTTCAGTAGATATGAACGTTATTAAGCGCGATGGTTCGTCAGAGCCTGTCTCCTTTGATAAAGTCTTGGCTCGGATTCGCAAGGCTGCCGCGGGTCTCACCGTAAATTTTACACGGCTGGCCCAGTTGACTTTGGCGGAAATCCACGACGGAGTCAAGACAGCAGAACTCGATGAGCTCGCTGCACGGATTGCCATCTCCTACACAACGGATCACCCGGATTGGGGTATCCTCTCAGCGCAGATCATTCTGAGCAACTGCCAAAAGAATGCACCTGCGCGGTTCAGTGAAGGCATCACCATCCTTTCCGCTCTCAAGGACGTCGCGGGGCTCCCAGCCCCCGCCATTCATCCGGATGTGACGGCCTTTGTTGCTGCGAACGCTGCAACCCTGGATGCGATGATCAAGCCCGAACACGATTTCCTTCTGGATTACTTCGGCTTCAAGACGCTGGAGCGGGCCTACCTGATGCGCGACCGATCCGGAAGGATCGTGGAAACCCCTCAGTTCATGTGGCTTCGTGTGGCCGTGGGCCTCTGGTTCCCCCATGTCGAAAAGATCCGCAAAACCTACGAACTCATGTCAGCAAAAGCCTTTACGCACGCCACCCCGACTCTCTTCAATTCGGGGTCGCCAAGGCCGCAGCTCTCCAGCTGCTTCTTGATCGCGATGAAGGATGACAGCGTTGACGGGATTTTCGATACACTCAAGGAGTGCGCCCAGATCTCCAAGTATGCAGGCGGCATCGGCCTCCATGTGCATAACGTTCGGGCGCAGGGCACCCTGATTGCCGGCACGGGCGGAACCTCCAACGGTCTGCTACCCATGCTCCGTGTCTTCAACAATACGGCGCGCTATATTGATCAGGGCGGCAATAAGCGTAACGGCTCCTTCGCTGTCTATCTGGAACCCTGGCATGCCGACACCCCTGCCTTCCTCAAGATGAAGTCGAACACCGGCTCGGAGGAGGAGCGAGCCCGCGATCTGTTCTACGCTCTGTGGATCCCAGATCTCTTCATGCGACGTGTGGAAGCCGCGGCCTCTTGGTCGCTCTTCTGCCCGCATGAGGCTCCCGGGCTGGCCGATGTGAGTGGCCCGGAATTTGATGCACTCTATGAACGCTATGAGCGTGAAGGTCGAGCCAAGAAGGTTGTGGAGGCTCAGAAGATGTGGTCAGAGATCCTGATCTCCCAGATCGAGACCGGCACGCCGTATCTGCTCTATAAGGATGCTGCCAACTCCAAGTCCAATCAGAAGAATCTGGGCACCATCAAGTCATCCAATCTCTGTGTAGCACCCCATACGCTGATCAACATCCTAACCGACACAGGGGATCAGGTCGCAGTGCCTATTTCCCGTGTTGCAGGAACGGAGGTCACTGTATGGAATGGGCAACGCTACACCCGTGTAAAGCCAGTCAAGACGGGTGCCAATGAGCCCCTCATCCGCATCACGGTCAGCCTGAATCACTATTCGCGATCCTCCATCGACTGCACCTATGAACACAAGTTCATTATGGAATCTGCTGAGTCCCTTGCTACGGCTCCGCGTGTGGCGGCACGGGATCTCGTAGTAGGTGATCGGCTTTACAGCTGGAGGGATGCGCACGGTCGCCTCATCGATCAGCGGGTCGTCGCCATTGAAGAAGTGCCCGAGTTAAGCGACACCTACTGCTTCACCGAGCACGAGAACAATGTGGGAATCTTCAACGGCATCCTGACGGGCCAGTGCACGGAGATCATTGAGTATTCCTCACCAGAGGAAACGGCCGTCTGCAATCTGGCTTCGCTGGCTCTTCCGTTCTTTGTAACCACGGGGCGCACCTTCGACTTTGATCGTCTCCGATCTGTAGTGTCAACCGTCACGGAAAATCTGAATCGCGTCATCGATATAAACTACTATCCTACTGAATCCACCAAGCGATCAAATATGCGGCATCGCCCTGTCGGGCTGGGCGTGCAAGGGCTGGCAGATGTGTTTGCTCTCTTGGGTCTTCCATGGGAATCAGAGGGCGCGGCTCTGTTGAATCGCCAGATCTTTGAACACATTTACTATGCCGCGTTGGCCACTTCGGCTAACCTTGCGTCTACCGAAGGTCCCTACGAAACCTTCGCCGGTTCTCCCATGTCCAAGGGGCTCCTACAGCCGGATCTCTGGAACCTGGATCCCGCCGCTTACGCAACGGCTGCCACCCTGGATTGGACTGCACTCAGAGCCCGAGCGTCGAAAGGTATTCGGAACAGCCTCCTGGTCGCACCGATGCCCACCGCGAGCACCAGCCAAATTCTGGGCTACAATGAGTGCATCGAGCCCGTGACGACCAACATTTACGCCCGCCGCACACTAGCCGGTGAATTCACGGTGATCAACAAGTATCTGGTGGCAGATCTCTTGGCCCAAGGTCTCTGGAACAAGAGTCTCAAGGATCGCATCCTGTCGGCCAATGGATCCATCCAGGCCATTGAGGAGATTCCTGCGACTACCAAGGCGCTTTACAAGACCGTGTGGGAGATCAAGCAGAAAGTGCTGATCGACATGGCAGCGGATCGCGGTGCCTTTATTTGCCAGAGCCAGAGCCTGAATCTCTTTGTCCCAGATCCCACTATTGCCAAGCTCTCCAGCATGCATTTCTACGGCTGGAAGAAGGGGCTGAAGACGGGCATTTATTATCTCCGGACCAAGTCAGCTGTGCAGGCCATTAAGTTTACTGTGGATGCCACTGCTTCGAAAGAACAGACAAAGGCACCAGAGGATTGCCTCTTGTGTTCCTCATAAAATAATGACAGTGTAGTAGATATGTCATCTAACCTTCGTTCTTTTGCAAGTTTGGACGCTAGGGCCAGACCGACGGTCGGCGATACCAAGACAAATGCAATCACTACGGATCACATGGGCTGGTTATATTGCAACGGTCGCGCACTGAATACTTCTGATTATGTCCAGCTCTTTAACGTAATTGGCTATTCATTTGGCGGTAGTGGCTCTACTTTCTACCTTCCGGACCCCCAGGGTCGCGTGCCAGGTTTTGTGGGGCAGGCGACGGTCCCTGATGTGTCTTCAAATACATGGGTCCTGGGTGACATCAGCGGTGAGGAGACGCACCAGCTCACGCTGCCTGAGATGCCTATCCACAATCACGATATTTCTGATCTGTCGGGGACAACGGTTTCGATTCAGGATAACCCTTTTGGTTTTACGGATGCGAGTGGTTCACACAACCATACAGGGTTTGTTCTTCAAAGTGGTTCGCACAGCCATACAGCAACGGATAGTGGGCATACTCACGGTGGCGTGCCTAATCAGCAGTCGACTGCTCTTAATGGCGCATCAAATAATACAGGCAATGGTGCCACGACAGGCCTAGGCTACGCAAATATAACTGTTGGTGTCTCTGGAGAACATATCCACGTTATCCCGACCCAACCCAATCACAGCCACGGAATCCGCCCTGCGGGCGGGGATCAGCGCCACAACAACATCCAGCCCACGATCTGGATCGGCAACCTCTTCATCTACAGCGGCCGCCAGTGGGTCGCTGCCACCCCCCAGTCCCGCGCTATCCAGGGTGCGAACCCGGTTCCTAACTCTAACCGCTACAGGCCCCAGGGTCCTGGGATTAATCTCTACTAAGAGGTCAAAAAAGGTGACCCCGACCAAAGGTCGCAGAGATGACAACAGGTATCTCTTACGAAGCAGTTACTTAAAAGAAAATGAGCAGACTTCCATCCTTCACCACGCACCCCGCCCTCTTTGACAGTGTCACTTACGAGCCCCTCACAGAGCCCGTAACTGCCCCTTGCGGCCATTCCCTGAATCGCGCGACCTACCAGCAGGTTCTGGCCGCCAACCCCCTCTGCCCAACCTGCAGAGCCCGCCTCCCTCACACGGTGCCCGCCATCAACATCACGTTGCGTGACATGGTGACTGCCGCACTTGCTTCTACCGGTGGCTCAGGAGCAACAGGGCCTGCTGGAACTTCAGGAGCAGCGGCCCCACGTGTCCCTCCAGCCCCCATCTCCCTCCAAGCGACCAAGAATGCAGGCAGAGTTCGCCTCTCATTCCAAACGACAGAGAACCCCGCAGCCACCCTGCCCACCCTCTTCTACCTTTGCGTCGACAACAGTGGCTCCATGGGCGAAGCCTCCGCCAACGCGGCCACCACGGTCGGCAGCGATGCCTCTCTTCTCTCTAGGTCGGCCCTGGTGCGCCATTCCGTGGCCTCTCTCATCAAGATCGCACGGCCCGATGACATGATCGCAGCATGCCTTTTCGACACGAACGCCCTCATTACGCTCCGCCCTACACGGATGGATGCAGCAGGGCAGACCCATGCAGAGACAAAGCTGCCCCAGATCCGACCCGGCGGCGGCACGAACCTCTGGATGGCTCTTCGCACCGTTCTAGAGGATATCAAGTCCAGCCCCCCGCCCCCCGAATACAACGTCTGCATTCTCTTCCAGACAGACGGAGAATCGGATCCGCAGTATAACCCGCCCCGCGGCATCGTCGACACCTTCCGCGGCTGGCTGGACTCCAATCCCGCCGTCAAGGCCCGGCTGTCTGTCCATACAATCGGCTACGGTTTCGGCACGCGCCTGGATATGCCACTCCTGAAGAGCATCGCCGACATTGGCGGCGGTTCCGTGAACTATGTCCCCGATGGCAGCATGTTGGGCACGGTCTTCATCCATCTGGCTGCCAATCTGATGAACTGCCACTATCGGGGCCTCTCCGCCACACTCACAGGTGAGGTCGACACCGGCTATCTCCACATCGGCTTTCTGCAGGGAGGCCAGAGCCGCGACTTCTTGATCACAGCCACGGGTCCCTTCGGCGTGAATCTCCGCCTCAACGATACCGACGTTGTCTACTATGCATTTGATCCGGCCACTCTGGAAGAGGAAGACGATGCCTTCTATGCAGCACGGGAGACGCTCCTCTTGCAGATTCACGCCGGTCTTACGACTGGATCAGCAACCACAGACGAAGACACCCTCTTCGCAGCCGTAGCAGAGCACATTAGCCCTTCAGATGTCGGTGTCACTGCGCTCCTGGCCGACATTCGGGATGCAGCGGATGGCAAGGGGCAGATCGGCAAGGCCTTCCGCCCAGCCAATTTCACCCGTTGGGGCCGCCACTATCTGTCGGGCTACCTCTGCGGCCTGAAGAACCAGTGGGCCATCAACTTCCGCGATGAGACCTCCAAGCTCTTCGGGTCGGCCTCTATCCGCAGAGACGTGGATCGCGGCGATGAGATTTTCTTGACTCTTCCACCCCCTGTGGCCGATGTGGCACCTCCTCCCGATCCGTCTTCCTACAGATCCTATGGCTTTGGAGGAGCAGCAGGAGGTCCCCCTCCCGCACCACCGCAGCAGACTGTCCGCATGTCCTCCATCAGCAGCTCCTCTGGCCCCTGCTTCACGGACGGCCAGGTGACCATGGAAACCGGCTTCAGGAAGGAGGTTGCCGAGATCCGAGCAGGGGATCGCCTGGAGGGTGGCCACATTGTCCGCTGCGTGATCAAGACGATCATCGATGGAACATCCGTAGTCCGTCTGGGCGATGGGGCCAAGGGCGGCTGGACGATCTGGCATCCGGTTCTGACGTTCAACAATGTCTGGACCCATCCCTGCGATCTGGGCCCGATCGAACCCAGTGCTGCCACGGCGCTCTACAACTTCGTCCTCCATACAGGCCACATCATCCGCCTAAATGGCGTGCAGACCTGCACGATGGGGCACGACTTCGTAGGCGATCCGGTCATTGAGCACGCCTACTTCGGCAAGCGCGTGCCGAACAAGCGGAACATCCTGGATGATCTGGCCGCCAGCCCGGGCTGGGAGCAGGGCCAAGTAACATGGTCCGATGTCCGCATTGAGTATGAGGATGGCGTCATCAGCCGTATGGTTCCTAGTTGCTTACGCCTTGTATAAATAAACACGGGGAAGTAGGATGCATCCTGACTGCCTCATCTGTCTTGAAAAAGTAAAAGAGAATTGGAGTCCGCCAACGAAGTGTGAGTGTGAGATAATAATTCATGAAAAGTGCTGGACCCAATGGGAAAAAAGAGCAGGCCCCCGGTGTATTATTTGCCGAAAGGGTATTCGTGCCCTTTTGGTTCCACAGGAGCAAGAAGCGCAAGCACCGCAAGCACAAGAAAGAGGCGGCCCGCTCCTGAAAGCGGCTGCAGCAATGATTATATTTTTCCTCACATTGCTGATTATGGTTATAATTTCACAAAAGCCCCTTGCCTCTACGGACCGAAACTGGCGCCGCCTTCAGTATGATGAGTTGTAAAGGTGAATCCTGAAACCAAAGACCAAAGTAGATAGCACGATGAGGTTCTGCACTGTTTGTTCCTATTATCTCTACCTAGAAATGGCTGCGGATGGGTCGACGCTTACACTCAAGTGCAAGCACTGCGGTTTTACGGAGCCGATGAACCCGAAGACTTCGGAGGAGGCGCTCATCTTGGAAACAACGTTTTCGGCTGGGTCAGCGGGTCAAAAGATTACCTCTTCTCTCAATGCCTACACGAAGCTGGACCCCACGCTGCCGCACTTGAAGACGATCGCGTGCCCGAATGAAGCATGCCCGAGCGGCGCCGACGCTGCAAGCAGGGATATTCTGTATATTCGCACGGATCCGAAGAACTTGAAATTCCAATACAGCTGCACCGTGTGTGATACGCAATGGTCAAGTTAGTTCGGAGAACTAACACTTCAAAGTTAAAATCGCAGATTTTAACGACTTCAAAGCTGAACTTGTTTCAGCGACTTCACAGTTAGTTCGGAGAACTACACCATTCTTTTGTTATTTCCCAGTAGGGGATGGCCACACTGATATGTGGAGGTGAAACGCCCATTTTAGAGGATCGCTCCTATACGGATGCCGAGTTCATGTCTGCAGTGAGGGCTTACAAAAAGAGGGGTGGATTTTTGTGCAGCTTGGGTAAATTATCCAAACCCACCCAATGCCCTTCTGTGAATGACAAGGAGGCCTGGATCAAATACCTTGGCCTGACCTATAGAACACCTGCCGACTGCCGACGCGTCACAGCAAAAAGAAATAAAACACGTAATCTTGAGACTACCCTCTGGGGCAAAAGGGAGCGCTGTATGAAAACACGGTGTGCCGCCACCCAAAGAAAGCAAGCAATCGCACAAAAACAATATGAACAAACACTCAATAAGACATGCGGTAAGATAAAGAAGCTCACGCGCCGCCATGTGCACACGTATTGGGACTGTGCAAGCAAAATCGACCGATCTGATGTTGCAGCTGCAGGACAGGAGTCCGATGACTGTAAGAAGAAACACTGTGGCTCTGAGCAAAGGGCGATTGAGAAATATCTCAACCAATAAAAACGCGCACAGCTTCAACAGCCTCTGAAAGTGATGAACCCGGTTCTGTGCTCACACGCAGCACTGGTAACGAAGTGCCTTCAATCCAGGACTGATGGGCCGTATCGAGCGCAGACAAGTAGTCCAGAGGAATGTGATCTTCTCCAGACCGCCCCCGCTTCACAATGCGCCCCGCCGAGGTGCCAACCCCCGTGGTCAGATAAATGATCCCGGTGATAGGAAGAGAAATCGCAAAGGTATCGAACCACTTACAGTAGAGTTCCCATTCCAGCGCATCCAGATCTCCCGAGGCTCGCAGCATCTCCGCAAAGACATAGCGATCGGTCAACACGGATCGCTCGGTCAGAATCACTGCATCATCGGGTAGATCCATCATGGCTGACTGAATCGCCCTTAGACGTGTCAGAATCGCACAATTCTGAAACGTGTAAGCCCAGCGCTTCTTATCCGAGTAAAACAGTTCCAGCAGAGAGACCCCATCTGCGTTCTTCAGCCGCATCCATTCGCCGACAGGCTCCAACACCACGTGCACCGTAGGCACAGACGCACGCACAGCCTCCAGAAACGTCGTCTTTCCTGCACCAATATTGCCATCCACTGAATAAATACGCATCGTGCTTGCCGCTCAACGGTCTGCAGCCCCTGTCACTTTTTTAATTACATTAAATAGATATGGCCGACAAAATTCCTTGCAGGGGTCGTCTGTGTGATTCCAGCATGAAGTATCACCCTCTGGGTCCCAACGGTGAGCCGAACACGAAGCAGCCGGTCCGTTACGGTGAGAAGGCCTGCCCGGCGTTTTGCGTCCCCGGCGCGTCTGATCCCCTATGCAAGGGCTGCGCTGGAAAGAAGGCCAAGGTGGGCGAGGTGAAGAAGTATACCAATGCGGTCTGGCAGGGCTACCAGGGTGAAGATATTCCAAACTGGTCCCACATCGCGGGTTCCAAGTGGAATGTGGATGCATCTAAAAAGCATGAGCTGGCGCAACTCAAGGCGGCGGCCTCTGCAGCAGGCGGCGGTGCCGCAGTGAAGGCGATTGTGAAGAAGGCAACAGCGGTAGTGAACGCATCAGAGAAGACGAAGGCGGCTGCGGCAGTTGCTATCAACCGCGCTGAAGCGCAGGAGGAGAAGGCGCTTTCAACAGCCACGGCCAATATTGTTGCGAAGTTGCGTCAGCGCCTCCAGACGGAAGCTGTGGCCCGCCCTGCACCTGCTGCGGCTGCGGCTGCGGCTGCGGCTGCGGCTGCTCCTGCCCGCCCTCTCCCTACCGGAACGGCCGCAGCAACCGGCAACATTGTAGCCAAGATGCGTGAGCGCCTCATTGCAAATGCTGCAGCACGCCCTGCTACAAGGAAGCGTTCCTCTTCTGAGAAGAAACGCAGAGCATCCACCCGCCGCTCTTCTGCATCTATTCGCGGTCTTCCCGGCACAAATCGTTCCCGAAGCCCGTCCCTCATTTCCAGCCCTAACCGAAATGACCGGCTGAACAGGAGCTTTCACAGCTCCGAAATTGAACGGGTTGCCCCTAATCGCCGTCTGGAGCCCCGGGACCCTATTACAGGTCGTGCACTGGAGCCTGAGCGCATTCCTCTCCCGGCGCCCCGGTTCAAGCTGGCACCCGCTTAGACATGCATAATAACCTCCGAAGCTTGTGATCCGTTGAACAGTGTCTCCTGTTCATGGACCAGATGCACCACCCGTAAATCCCTCTTTCGCTCAAATCGCACAGCGCGCCCAATGACCTGCTTCTCTAATTCAGTGTTCATCCGATGATACAGCACGACATCCGTGGTAGCCTCCAGATTCAGCCCCGCCCCCACGTGACGCGCATTCATACACAGAACCCGCAGATCTCCAGAGGCAAAGCGCTCTCTAAGCCGATCAATCCGCGCCCCCGATCCAAACAGTAGTTCGCACTGGATTCCATGGATGCTCAACAGCTCCCGCAGTCCGCGAAAGGAGGCTTCGTGTGCAGAAAACACCAAAAACCGCTGATCGGGTGACGACTCCGCCAGCAACTTCAAGAGCGCCGTGGCCTTGGTCGGCAGCTGTGCTCCCCCTTCGATCTCTTCAGATGCGACAGCAGAAGAAAGGCCCGAGTCCACCACAATCAGTTTCGATACGGATTCAATTGTAACGCGACACAACGGGCACGCCGGTTTTGCAGCAATGCACTCACAGAGGCACGCTAAACAGAACGCTTGACGGCAGCACGGCGTCAGTGTCATGGCGGATGGCACATCATAACAAATCGGGCATGTATCAGCTACAGAGGAGGCTATCCGCGCCTCCAGCGAGGCCAGCTGTTCCTGAAGTCGTGCCACCTTCTGTTCCGCTCTTTCAATTGCCGCCTCTTTGGCCGCCGCAGTCGAATATTCGATATCCCGCTTAAATGCCAAAATCTTTTCCGCTTGCACCAGATCGGCCCGCAGTCCCGCCGTCACACGATCCACCAATGTATCCTTTGAAGAAGGCTTGAGGCCCAACGCCGCCATGGCGCCGGCGGTATCCCCTGCATGAAGCGCCTCCATAGCCGCAGGCGATATGAACTCCCGTAGCAACGTCAGATTTGGCGGTGTGCGGCACATGATTGTTTCATGCTGAAAGGACGGTTGCTCCAGCGACGTATTAATCCATGCATCCGAGTTCCGCAGAATGAGTGACGTAAAGGAGGAATCCATAGAGGAGGAGACCGTTGATCGAATAAAACAGGAGGCGGAGGTGGTCAATCCTGGCACGTTCGTATGCCCCAATACATCCTGGAGCGCCGGTGTCAACCCCGTAATACTATAGCTCTGCAGCCCTGATGGAAATAACATATTCGTCCAGGAAGCTGTAATGAACCATGTAAACCGTGCGGAGACCTCTCTAGAGGGCATCGTGCAGATAATAGAATCGGCTTCATCGACAAAAAGTCGTGACCATACAATACTCTGAAAACCAGGTTCGTAAAGGGAGACAGCAGCAATAAATTTTCTCAACATAGTGGAACTTACAATAACAAGATTGGCTGAAAAGATATCGGAGTAAAAGCCGGCGCGATCATAATCACAGTCCTTCGTCTTTTTCACCATATAGACACGAAGACCCCGTGTGTGTTCCTCCACATAGGAGGACCACTGATTCAGAATATTGTGCGGCAAAATGAGCAGGGATGCCGTTGTGTAGATTTTCCGACCTGCATCTTGAGAACTGTATTTCTTCATCAATGCGCTTCCCTCTAGAGTAGCCCATTCACTCTGAAAAGGCACGACATCAGGGAGTGCACTGTAGGTTATAATTTGTGCAGCTCCAGACTCCTTAATACGAATAGACGTCTGCTTGGGCGGCGGATCTCCTGCAAGCGCAAGAGCAACAAGACTTTTACCTGATCCCACACGATCTGCAATAACACCATATCGGCTCGTCATAATCTTCTGACCTGCGGTCAGGGCAGGCACGTGCGCTGCCCGCTCAAGGTTCCGCGCCGCCTCCAGCAGCGTCAGCTGATGAGGCCGCAGTGCCGTTTTAATGCAGGCCGGCTGCGGTGCTTGTAGGGATTGCCCCGTTAACTGATTTGATACTGCCGCACCAATGAAATTTTGAAGCGTATTTTGCCAACTCATCATTGTCTTTGCAGATCCAAAGATCCGATTAGTTTAGACCCTCCTATGTCAATAATCAGCACTCTATCTAAGAAGAAGAACCATCAAATAGATAATGGCAAATTCAACACACCCATTTGTTTCCGTCCTAACCCCAACCTACAATCGCCGCCGCTTCATCCCGTTTGCCATTCAGTTCTTCAAGGCGCAGGGCTATCCGCAGGATCGTATGGAATGGATTGTGATGGACGATGGCACGGACAAGGTGGGCGATCTGTTCGATCCCAAAAAGACAGGTCTCAAGAATGTTCGCTATGTGGCCCTCCCCGAAGGCACCAAGCTCAAGATCGGCGCCAAACGGAATGCTATGAATGAGCTGGCCAAGGGCGACATCTGTGTTTGCATGGACGACGATGACTATTATCCCCCGAATCGTGTGAGTGATGCTGTCTACAAACTCCGATCGGGTCTGAAGAGCAAAATCCCCCTGGTGGCGGCATCGGAGATCTACCTATATTTCACGGATCGCAACGAAGTATGGAAGGCGGGCCCCTATAACAGGAATCACGGCACCAATGGCACGATGGCTTACTGGCGATCTTATTTCAAGGATCACAAGTATGATCCAGAGGCGGAGAAGGCAGAGGAGCGTTCCTTTACAAATGACTGGAAAACGCCGATGCTACAGCTCGATGGCCTGAAGACCATGTTGGTCATGTGCCACAACTTTAATACATTTGATAAGCGCCGTCTCATTGAAAATCCCAGCCCCGTTTTCCAGAAGTCAACCTTGAAGCTCAATTTCTTTATTAAAGATAAGGCCGCCCGTGCCTTTTATGAGGGTCTCCGTGCAGAGGCCACTCCGTATACTGGATCAGCAGCACCCGGATCTAATGAAGTAGTGAAAGTATTTGAGTCACCATCTGAGTTAAAAGAGTCAAAGGTTGACACCATTACCCATACCCCCTAGTTATAAACATGCTCGTCTCTGTTGTAACACCGACCTATAACCGCCGTGCCTTCATCCCGCAGGCCATTGAATGTTTCAAGGCGCAGACCTGGCCACAGGATCAGATGGAATGGATCATTCTGGATGACGGCACAGACAAGGTGGGCGATCTATTTACCTCTCTAACAAATGTTCGCTACATCACGACCGACAAGAAGCTCACAATCGGCGCTAAACGGAATCGGCTCAATGACCTTGCCAAGGGCGACATCATAGTCTGTATGGATGACGATGACTATTATCCACCGGATCGTGTGATCCATGCAGTGACTTCTCTGCAAGCAAACCCCGGTTGCCAAATAGCAGGAGCCTCTGAAATGTATCTGAATTTCGTCGATCGCAAGGAAATCTGGTTGTCCGGCCCCTTCGGGCCTACTCACGCCACCAATAATACCATGGCCTATTGGCGATCCTATACGGAAGATCACCAATACGATGAGACTGTATCACATGCAGAAGAACGTTCTTTCACAAATGGCTGGACCGAACCGATGGTGCAGCTGAATCCCACATCGACTGTGTTGATGACTTGTCACGCCAACAACACATTTGATAAACGGGCTCTCCTTCGGAACCCAGCATCTGTTATGAGACTAGTCCCGTGGATTTCCGTATAGGATACTCTTTGCATCGGCAACAAGAAATTCATACGTTTTGTCATTACTACTATCATGAAAAGGAGCCAAGAAGGAATCCCAAAAAGAGCCAGGAGAGCCATGGAAACCGATCGGAAACAACCCAAAATAGGGGCGTGGTTTTACAGACTGAGTCCAGGCCCATAGATGATAGATCCAATAGCCAAACACAATAAAGGGCGATGCAAATGCGCCTAAAAAGCCCATCATAATCATGATAGGAGTCCCATCCGTTTTATAGATATTCATCATGATGGAGACGGCTGCAATGAGGCAGAGAATTCCGCCAAATATAGCAATTGTGGTATAAAATGCAGTCAAGATAGTGTTACCATAGGAAGGGGCAAAGGCATAAATAGCAATTGGGATCGCACTGAGGACCACTAAAATAACCCATTGAATCCCTACACTATCGCTTGCTGTAGGAGTTCCATAACGAAAGGATCCTGCTATCTGTTTTTTTGTGCTATTATTAAGATTTGTTATTTCATTACTGGGTGCGGAAGGTCCATTCGCAAGCTCCTTATAATTTGCCGGTATAGGAGGTGGTCCATTTGGTAATTCTTGATAGGGTGTATTTGTTGAACCTTCCATATTTCCATTAACGGACCCTCCACGTCGATTTGGTATAGCATTTGTTTCTGGAGCAGCTCCAGGCACAACCGGCGGAGTATAAGTTCCTTCTGAATCAACATTACCAGTAGGGGCAGCTCCAGGCACAACCGGCGGTGTATAAGTTCCTTTGGAACTAAAAAAATTACCAAGTGAGTTCAATGTAGTAGCATTTCTTTCAGATAGCGACCCTGACATAACACCCTACTGCAGCCCGTCTTTTTGTTCATCAAAGGAAATCGCAGTAAAGAGTAATGGCGACCGCAACCCGAAAGGCCCACAGAAGCCAACGGCACACGCGAAAAACAAAAACTGCAAAATCCGATTGGATCATCGCGATTCCTTCCTATAAGCGTGCCGCCACCCTGAAAGAGAAAACATTAGCCACGCTCAAACACTATCGCATCAACCCCGCACTCATCCACGTCTTTGTAGCCAACAAGGAGGAATACCAAGTATACAAGGACACTCTGGATCCCAAGAGCTATGGGCATCTGCACATCGCAATCCCAGGGATGGCCGCTGTAAGGAATTACATTACAGGATTCTTTCCAAAAGGAAAGGCCATCTTCAATATGGACGATGACATCCGGGGATTTCTGGAATACGATGGGTCCCAAAAACGGCATGAGCGACCCCTGCGGGATTTAAAAGCGACCATAACACGGGGGTTCGCCACGCTCAAAAAGGAAGGCCTGCGCCTCTTTGGCTTCTATCCTGTTGCAAATGGTTTCTTTATGAAGGAAGGCTATACTACGGATCTGCGCTATATTATAGGCTCTGTATGGGGTATCCTGAACCCGGGCCCGATTCTCACCGTGACTATCGATGACAAGGAGGATTATCTGCGTTCCGTCATGATGTATCTATTAGATGGCGGCGTGGTCCGCTTCTCTTCTGTAGCCCCCCAGTCAGCTTACTACAAGGAGGAGGGCGGGATGCAGGAGGAGCGCACGATGTCGCGCATTGATGGATCAGCACGGGCCATGGTGGCGGCATTCCCGGATCTGGTAACCCTCAACCTCTCCAAGAAATCGGGGATGCCGGAAGTGCGGCTGCGCGACAAACGTGAGGAGCCCACCTTCGGCCCGGCAGCCCTTGGTAAATACAAGATGCCCTCTGTAAAAACCAAAAGTTGAAATGGCAGCTACCTCCTAGTAGACTCAAGTATGACATCCATCAACGCCCTGTTAAACACCATACGACCCCAGCTCATCTACTTTGCGGTCGGCCCCGCCCACAATCTCCAGCAGCAGTATCCTCCTCTGATTGCCGGCTGGCCAGGGCAGAAGCTCTGTTTCCTGATTGATCCGCTCTTTGAGGAGAAACTTGTGCTCTTCGAAGAACTTGGAATAGAGCCCAGTGCCGATGGTGTCACTACCTGGGCCGACACGACATTCGTGGTTATTCGCGATCGATTCTCCTTAAATAACCAATACGGCGAACTTCTGGATACACTGTGTGCCTATTGTATGCAACATCCGACCCAGATGATTGTGCAAGACTACTGCGGAGGCTTTCTGAATCCATCGACCTATCCCATCCAAAAATACGGCCCCGGCCTGAAAGAGGCTGTTCTCTTTGACATGACCTACGGCGACGACAAGGGCAGCACATGTTTCCTGGATTTTACCAAAGTGCATATCTTCCGCACACCGACGGGTGGATTTTTCCATCCTACTCTAGAACGGCTCACGCATATTCGCGGCCATGTCTCCAATCATCTGATTCGTTCCGAAATGAAACGGCGTTCTTCTGATGTCATGGGCTATGCGCATCGCTATTATTGCGTCCAGATGGGGCTGAAGGAGGAGCGGGATTGGTGCACAGAGGCTGCTACCCTTGATGTCATGAGGGCCCCCTGTGCTATCTACAGTCTTCCTGTCGATCCAACTCCCGCAGGAATCCGCGCACTTCTCTGGACCCTGTATGAAGATTTCTGCTGGGCTGCGAATGAAGAACCGCTGCAAGGTGCCGAATACGAAACCACGCTATTGAATACAAAAAGCGATGAATTCCCTTCCCTCATGCGCACCCTCAGAGATAAAATCCCAGAGACTCCTTAGAGAATGGCGTTTAGTCGGAGCACCCTGACCCTTTTGAAGTGGCTCTATTGGATCTTCACGATCGCGATTCATCTGTATCTGTGCTACATCCTGTTTGTATCCAATCGCGCCATCGCCGGTATCCTCTGGCTCATCACAGGCTTCCTTTTGATCTACATTATGTATTATGTCTATTTCCCGAAGGGTGACCCCGGTTCCTCGTGGCCCCCCTACATCCGCTCCTGCCCGGACTATCTGACGCAGGTTACACCGACGGCATGCATGGACTTTGTTGGGCTTCACTCCCCGAAGCTCAAGCAGGCGAATCCGGATATGCCGCCCAAGCCAAGCGACCCGGACTATAACCAGTATGCTTTTAATCCATCGGGAAATATGAGCCAGAAGGTGGCCAGGGCCAACCAGTATGGGCTCACTTGGGAAGGCGTCACTGACTAAAAAGAAGGGACACCGGTCTAGCGAAGCGGCGTCACTGACTAAAAGGAAGGGACAACGGTGTTTGATGACTGATAAATCCGAGCCTAAAGATTCTATCGCTCTTATAGAGCATAATGCAGATCTTCATCAAGACGCTGACTGGCAAGACGATCACCCTGGATGTAGAGCCCTCCAACAGCATTGAGGATATCAAGACCAAGATTCAGGATAAGGAGGGCATCCCTCCCGATCAGCAGCGCCTGATTTTTGCCGGCAAGCAGCTGGAGGATGGTCGCACCCTCAGTGATTACAATGTAAGTAAGGAGGCCACTCTGCACCTTGTTTTATAGGAAGCGCAGCCTAAACACAGTTTGAACCGACACCTATAGTAAGATGTCGGTTCCTGTTGCACCATCCTCTCTAATTCATAAGGGACACTACGATGCGCTTATGACATGGGCTGCTATGAAGACACCTAGAGCGCCCGTGGCCGCCTTTCTCTATGGTCCTCCCGGCGTTGGCAAGACAACGTTGGCCCATCGTGTTGTGAATGACCTGGGTCTCCGACCCGTGGAATGCAATGCCTCACAATTCCGTCACAAGGCTGCCATGTCGGAACTCATCGAGCCCCTTCTGAATTCTGCTAATGTAGGCGACTTTTTCCGTCCCGAAGGTCATCGTCCTCTGGGAATTATCCTGGATGAAATTGACGGGATGTCAGCAGGGGATCGTGGCGGTCTCTCTGAGCTCGTCCGTATCCTAAAGGACTACGCGGGCCCGAATCTGATTATTTGTATATCGAACGAATGGCAGGAAAAGCGATATCAGCCTTTGATGCGCCTCAGTTTTTGTCAGCAGATCCAGCCCCCCGATTTGCCCAGCTGCGCTGCCTGGATGTGCCAGGATACAATCACGCTGCAGCCGCTGTGGGAACGACACCACGGTGATCTCCGCAAACTGATCCAGTGGCAGGAGGGTGCCGGCACAACCGACACATCGAATGATATAGCCCGTTCGTTTACGGTGCAGGATCTTGTTATGCGCCTCCTGGATGGCGAACTCGACATTCAGGAGGATCTCCATTTGGATAATAATGATCTCAATCTGGCAGGCCTGCATTTGCACGAAACACTCCCAGACTGGATTCGTGAGCACTATGGTTCAGAGCATAAGGCCTGGTCGATCTACAAGGACTGCCTGACCTCCATTGCCACGAGCGACCGGCAGGATTACTATACCTTTTTCCATCAGCACTGGAGTCTCTTTCCGCTCTCTTTCCAGAGTAAGTTACAGGCGGTGAATCATCGGCTCTTTGTTGCAGAATATCCGGCAGCGACGCCGGTCCCTCCACATCCAACAAAGGGCTGGAAGTTTCAGTATACGGCTGTTTTAGCGCGGCAATCCTGGCTCTTCAATCAGTTCAAGTATCTGTGTGAACTCCGCGATGAGCTGCAGGCACGGGGATCTGCACTCCGCGACGGCGGACTCGAAATGGCGCTTTGGGTTGCATCACTCCTCAACACAACGGGATCCTCCGCCCTCTTATCGGGCGCTGCTGTCCCGAAGGAGCGCGTTCAACGGTGGCTCAAAACTCTGGCTGTGCCGGCCGTGCCGCCTTGCCCCATTGGCTCTATAGGAAAATCTAAAAAGACTAAATAGATGGCACAGACAAGGAAACAATGCGCGGCTAGAAAGAGGAAGACCTGCCGCGGCTACAAGGGCCGCCGCTTCGATTGCCCCCTGAAGTTATCAGGGAAGGCCGTTGAGATTACACACAAAGGCATTCCCCAAAAAGGCGAATGGCTTTCTATCAACAATGAACATCTCTATATTTCTCTGAATAATGGTCGCATCAATACGGCTGTCCCTACAAAGGCGTCCTGCAACGATAAAACACAGACTATTCGTATCCGATCGACAAAAGTCCATATTCCGAGCTGCAGCGCCTATGAAACTGTCAAGGGCTATCTCAGTCAGAATCACTAGAGTCAGAGTCGTCCGTAATCTCATCCCGCACAGCTATATAGCGCACTAGAACATCTGTCATCGCAGCGTGCTCTGGTGTATCGGGGGTTGCGAACATTAGTTCTATAGCAGCGAGCGCGTCGGTGCTGTCACTGCCGCTGCCACTGTCACTGCCGCTGTCACTGCCGCCTTCGCTGCTTTCACCATAGAGAGAACGCACCGCAGTCTGTAGGCGTGTCCGGTTGCGTTCCAAGCCATGAGTAGCGAAACGCCGCAATGGATTCAGGGAAGAGTCAATATCTGTCAAGAACCCCTGTGTCCGCTGTTTAAGAAGCAATAGCGCTTCAGGTGTTGCCATACGAGGCTCTACAGTAGTCCATAGCGTATCCAGCGCATCATAGAATAGATTGAGAGCGCCCATTATAGAAGTATTCATAGACTCCCGCTTTATACAGACGCCTGAGCTTTGGTCGCATCCGTGGTCAGAATGTAGGGCAGCGTGTAGGCCGTCACCAGGGCCGCAAAGATCTGGCCTTGAAGCGGCAGCTGCGAAAGGCCAACAAAGAGGGTCGCGGATCCCAACATCAGCAAGGAATCGCCCGGGATAATTAAGGGTCCACTCACCCGTGCATAGTCCTTGAAAATATCCATGAGACCGTTGACGCCCTTTGGAATGGGCTGAATCACTGCAACATAAAAGAAAATATCATGAAGCGCTTGAAAACCTACGAGAAGGAGAAGGAATCCCAGGAGGCCGTATGTAGGGAAAAAGGTATGAAACAAGAAACGTGCGACGGCGAACCCGATGGCGATGGAGAGCACATCCGCACCGACCGCAAGGAGACCATAGCGATCATACCACACATTAAGGGGATGGACAGGTGGGAGATAGTAGCGGCAGATAAAGAGCACAATCACATCGAGCAACAAAATGGAAATAAGGAGCAATGGCCAGCCTCCTGTAAGAGACAAGAGTGCATTCATTCTGCTGAGTCCTCCTCTTTTTTGTTTTAGTCATCGACCTGATCATTCACAAACTCAATTAGATCTGCAATACCTACGGCGAGCCCTGCGTTGCCTGCTCGGATTTTATGGCTAGCTTCCTGCTTGAGCTTCTCAAAGTCAACCGTGGAAAGGAATGCTGCGAACCCTTCCAAATCATCTAGTAGCCGCCTGTCGGACATGGGGACCACTGCGTTACTGGGCCCCCTTGGCACGCTTGGGACAGCAGGGGGCATTGGAATAGGGGTAGGCTGCGGTTCTGGCATTAAGATAACAGGGACAGGGACAGGGACAGGAGCAGGAGCAGGTGCAGGTGCAACCGGTAGTTTTTTGTAGATGGCTCCACGGAATTCATGGAAGCGCTTCTTGCACGTAAATGCAACATCCTTCTGTATCTCTCCCACATCAATCTTCGACTTGTTGATCTGGATATTAAACACATCATCAAGCGTGAAGATGTCATCCGAAGCAGCTTCGACTGAAACAGGGGTAAACTCAATCATATGGCGTGAATTCTTGAAACTAGCAATCGTATTGGGGTCCTTATCATTCGACTTGGGCTTTTCAGCCGGAGTCCGATGAACAATCTTGCCATTGCGTCGAATGAAGGTGCCGCCCAGAAATGGCCGAATTTCCTGAACTCCAAGATCATTACCGCTCCATATCTGCAAGCCCATGGATTCAAAGACCGGATTCTGACTAGGTAACCAGTCTTCCATAAAGGCTGATCGGAGTATGACAGCACCCAAGTGATCGTAGCCGTCGCCTTCACCTGGAACATTTTCCGGAATATCCTTCCTGACTCTATTATCATAGATCAAATACCGACAGGTCTGCCCGTTGGCTTCGTAGTAAACTCGCACATCACCACTGCCCCGTGCTCTATAAATCTGCAGAGTCTCAGCAACTGTATCAGCTTCTGCAGCTCCGGCAAGCGGGTCAACCCCATGGACTTGCCGTGTGACTCCCTCTACCACCACTTCCAGTATAACATCGTCAAGAAGATGATGATACGTAAGGCCCAGCGTATACATCAGACTCTGCCGCACATCTGTAGCAATAAGGAGACTCTTCAGTTCCGCCGCCTTGGGCGCAGCCAACGGAATTACAGTGACTGTTCCTGCTGCGCCAGCCGTAATTGCACAAGACATCCATTCTGTGTGCCCTGTCATAGTCATCTCATGGGCATTTAATTCCATAGTATCCGTCAAGAGAACCCCAGGATAATTAATATCGATCTGTGAGTAGGTTCCATCGGCCACACGGGTTAGAGTGCGGACAGGTGCCAAGATCTGTGTTAGCCCCACGAGTGCATGCTTTCGCCCGATGCCGAATCGACCATGCTTTGTAGAAGAAGCAGCAGATCGATTGTTTAGCACATGGGCTTCCCGCAGTCGTGTGCACGTCATCCCAGATCCATTATCGGCTATAAAGAGTCGATCCTCCTCAAGTGTCAGACGCACATGAGTCGCACCTGCACCCAGCGAGTCATCAATCAACTCTGTAATGCAATTTTCCGTGCTAAATCCAGTTGCCAGCATATTCTTGAGCGTGCCCGCCATACTGATACCGGAAGTCATTGTCGAAGTCATCTTCGTATAGCACACTTCCAACAGAAGTATCTGGCTTCACCTTTTGACCCCATCCCACCCCCCAAGTAAAAGTTGAAGGTCATCCACAGCAGCAAATGCGTAATCAGTGACAGCAAATGAACGCTCTCATCATCAAAGAACTCGACGTCATGCGACGCACAAGCGCCTCAGAAGAGAAAGGTGGCCACAAGAGTCGCCAGTATGCAACGGCCATCAAAACGATCCAGGCGTTACCAGCTGACATCAAGACCATGGCCGATATACCCAGCGGGGCCGGCACGGGCATCGGTGATAAGATCCGCGAAAAGATCAGCGAAATCCTCGAGACGGGCGCTCTGGAAGCTGCCGACCGAGCCCGTGCGACCAAGGCCCCCGATGCACTCGATGCCTTCCGAAAGATCTACGGGGTTGGACCCAAGAAGGCAGCGGAGCTGGTGGCTGCCGGCTACACCACCATCGCCTCCCTAATGGGCGCCAGTCTCAACAAGAATCAGCGCATCGGCCTCCTCTACTATGAGGATCTCCAACTGCGCATCCCGCGATCAGAAATGGAGGTCCATGAGGCGACCCTCATGAGCCATAAGCCGGCAGCCCTGGAGGGCGTGATCGTGGGCTCCTACCGCAGAGGTAGACCAGATAGCGGCGACATCGACATGATGATCTGCACTGAAACGGAATCAGGTGCCCCCATCGCCCTGGCCAACTATGTTGGAACTCTGAGAGCTGCAGGCTACATCAAGGAGATCCTCGCGCTCGGCGATCATAAGTGTCTGGCGATCTGTCAGCTTCCAGGAAAGCCGGCCAGACGCCTGGATCTCCTGGTAACGCCCCCCACATCCTTCGCAGCCTCCGTGCTGTATTTCACGGGCTCCGACGGCTTCAATGTCCACATGCGGCAAATCGCAAAAGACAAGGGCTTCACACTGAATGAGCACGGGCTCATGAGGACGGACACAAAAGTCATGGTCGAAGGTCTCAAGAGTGAGCGCGACATCTTCACGGCACTGGGTCTCCAGTGGAAGGAGCCGGTC